TTAGGAAACTCAGGAGCCAAAGGTTTTCAAGGAGCGGTATATGACGGCAGATATGTGTATTATGTTCCTTATTACAATGGGGCATATTTTGGAATAACAGCCATACTAGACACTACAGACAATTCAGTAACCTACATAGATTTATCATTAGGAAACTCAAATGCTAGGGGTTTCAGAGGAGCGGTATATGACGGCAGATATGTGTATTATGTTCCTTTTTACACTGGGGTATATCATGGTATAACAGCCATACTAGACACTACAGACAATTCAGTAGCCTACATAGATTTATCATTAGGAAACTCAGGAGCCAAAGGTTTTCAAGGAGCGGTATATGACGGCAGATATGTGTATTATGTGCCGTTTAATAATGGGGTACATCATGGAATAACAGCCATATTGACAGCAATTAATAAAAGACCTAATTATGTATCAATTAGCGGGCTGTAACTTAAATAGGCAACGAAAGGAATAGGGATGAAAATATATAATACCGAGAAAGAATTTTTAATGTACGCACACAGCCTTGATGAGGTGATAGCATATTTTCCAGATTTGCAACAAAAAATTGAAGTAAGAAGCTTAGGCGAAAACGAGAGTGAAAGAAAAATTATAAGTGAAAGAAAGTTGCACTTAATTTCAGAGAATACTGAAATTGAGGGTTGTATTTTCACAGAAGATATATCAAAAATGACTAATGATGATATATCTGAAGGAATAAATAGTCTGAAGTTAAAAAAGAAAAGGACAGAGGCAGAAAAGTATCTTTCAGATACTGGATGGTATATAGAAAGATTAGTTGAAAGAGGCATTGCTGTTCCTGAAGAAGTAACAAGGTTAAGATTAGAAGCTATAGAGGTGCTAGATAAGTGAAAAAGTTAATTTTATTATTCGGAATAATTGCATCAAGTTTTGCAAGTAATTATCACGTAAAAAAAGATTTAGTTAGTTATTCAAAACATAGCGATAAATTAAAAGACATGAACCTCCTAGAAGGCTTTGATAACAAAGGAAGAGGAATATCTATATTTAAAAGATACAACAAATACTACTCTTACGGCTTGTCGCACTATAAGATGGAACGAAACTCTTACGAAGCACCAACGGAATACTGGGGCACTGTACACGAGCTAGAGTATAAAATAAACGACACAATAGCCATAAACACAACAGGATACATAGGATATCAAGAGGGATATTGTGGTGGTATAAATCTTCATAGATGCAAAGAAGGTGAGAAAAATTCAGGTTTAGCTGTAGGAGCTACTATAGGGCTTAGATTTGGAGAATATTTTTACATGGACGGGATGGTCACACCTAAAGTGTCCGTGGCTAAATTTGGATTAAGGAAAGAGTTCTAATGAACGAAGATGAAAAACTACTTGACATACTAACTGAAATATCCAAAAACACAAGCGAAGTTCCAAGACTAGAAGAAAAGTATCAAGAGCTTTTGGAATGGAGAAAAAACTTTAAAGAAGAAGTTTTGGACTTGATAAAAAACAACAATGACCTAGATGATGAGTTTAAAAAAAGAGCTTTAAAAGAGGTTCAAGCGTATCTAAATACAGATGAAGCAAGAGAAAAGCTAGAGAATCAGGTTAAATTAATTGTAGAGAGAAGTGATTATGGAAAGATTACTAAAATACTTACAATTTTTGGAACATTGTTGTCTATAGTGATAACAGCGGTTTTAACATGGATTTTAAAATGAAAAAGAATCTAACGATACTCATAGCAGAAGATGAAGCAATAGTAAGGCTATCTTTAGAGAGAGAACTTAAAAAGTTGTATTGTACAGTAATTGGAGCAAATGATGGAAGTGAAGCAAGGGATATTATAGAGAAAGAAAACATTGATGTGCTTATCACGGATATTAATATGCCAACAGTAAACGGATTTGGAACAGGGTCAGATTTAATAGAATATGTAATGAGTAAAAAACATATAAAAGTAATACCTATAGTGATAATGTCTGCATACAGTGATCTTCTTTGTAACTATGAAGGAATAGAGTGTATATCTATAGTAAAAAAACCGATTATAGATATAGGAAAGATATATAATAAAATAGAAGAGATGATAGTTAAAAAAGAAACTGACTGTGACGATGATGTTTTTAAAAAACTAAGAATTGCTAACGACTTAGTAAAAGTAGCAATAGAATTAATAAAGAAAGGGTAATAGATGATAATAGCAGGAGCAATAGCAGCAATAACTTCAATGTTAGCAGACAAAGGACTAAATGTAGTAAAAAACGCAATAGAAGGTGGAGCAGATAAAGCGATAGATTATGTATCAAAAAAAACAGGTATCGACCTATCATCAGAAGATGTGAAAAAAAACGGCTTAACAAATGAGCAGATAGTAAAACTTCAAGAGCTAGAATCAAGTGATAAAATAGAATTAGAAAAATTAGCACTTGAAAATAAAAAAGAAGATAATCGTCATGATGAATTTAATACATCAGAAGTGTTAAAAGACAAAGACTCATCAAGAAAAATGAACGTAAATCTACAGTCATCAAAAGATTGGCTAGTAAGAAATACAGGCAGTATAATAGCAATTTTTGTAGTAGTATCTACTTTTGGACTATGGTTTTCAATGCTTATAGGAGCTACGGAAGAACTAAATCAAACAGTAATAGTAGGTATAAACAACTCACTAACACTGTCTCTTGGATATGTTCTTGCATTCTATTTTGGATCAAGCAAAACAGAAGCTGATAGTAAAAGAATATAACACAATGCCAATACTTGAGCAGGATGCAATAGATGGAATGGTAGCTAAACAAGCTAGGATAGATAATGCAAAAAGTGCCAGAGAAAAGATTGAAGAAATGTATATCGAAGAGGTAGGTCAAGTTTTAATAAGTCCTTTGTTAACTATGGATGAAATAGGACAAGCGATAAGAGAAATAGAATTACATATAGAGGAAAATTCAATATACTACGAGTCGTTTAAAATGCTTAAAAAAAGCTACGAATTTAAAATAATAAACAGTGCAGGAATATAAAATGAAAGATATAAAAGAAGTAGTAAAATACATAGGTGAAGTAGAAAGTAAACTAGTTCACCGAAATGAAGGTGAAGAGGACATAACTTGTCCATATGGTATATATCTAAAACCAAATTCAAGAATGTATCAGTATATAGTGGAGTTAGCTGAAAGTTTAGATATAGACAAAGATACAAAAGAGTGGAATAATGATGATATAAAAATAGTAAATAGTCTAGTTGAGAAATCAGCTTATGGTGTGCAACAACTAGCAGAAGGGTTCTACAGAGACTTTTTAAAAGATGCACATATGGAACTATTTCCAAAAGAATGTCAAGTAGCTATGTACTCTATGTATACAAATAGCCCTAAAAACGCATGGAAAGCAGTGCAAGAAGCTCTATTGGAAATGAGTGTAATATTTAACTTTCCTAGCAACTTATCATCAATAGATGGCTCGTATGGTGAAAAAACAAAGAATGGACTAGATTTTATAACTAGCCTAGAAAGCGAAGGGTATCACTTTGAAACAAGAATGTTATCAAATATGAAATCTATATATATAAAATTATGGAAATCAAATCCAGACAAATACGGTAGATATTTAAGCGGATGGGACAATAGAATGTCCCACTTGGAGATGTCAAAATAAAAGAAGTGTCAAAACAAGACACCTTCTTTTTTATCTACGGGCATTCTGGGAGATATCAAAATCTCAGCACATAATTGAAGAGGTATCTTACTTCTTTCGTAACTCAAATTTTTCCCTTGAGTTCCAGTCTTAGACCCTCTAGGAGCAGACTCGTGATGGCAATGATGGATAACATTACCGTCTTTATCTTTTTTCTTATTATGACACATAGGGCGAGGAATCCAGCCTTTATTGTTAGTCCAAATGTCAGTAGGCTTAGCTCTATCATCTCCATACTGACAATACCAAACCGTATGTCTAATAGGATAATAATCCATAAAATCCATCTTTCTCATACCACCTCTAGGATTTTCAATATAGTAAACCAAATTTGGATTTAAAATTAACAACTCTTTTAACAGGTTTTGAGTATGCAAATTAGTAGCGTCACATTGCTTTGCATATTCTGTTTTTCCACTTCTGTCATGTTTATTTCTATGAGTCGAAATAGCAGCAATACTATATGTTGTACAGTCGGGACTCATATGAACAATATCAGGAATCCAAGGTAAATCACTAATCTTTAACTTAGCGATATCCATTTGCAAGTCAACATTTTCATAATCCTCCCAATCTATACTAAAAACCTCATATCCTAAAGCACGGGCAATATCACCCATGCCTCCACTTCCTGCATATAGTTCTAGAAATTTAATCTTTTCCACTTTTATCCTTTTGTAGTATCTATACTATTTTATCTTAACCCAGTAGGGTAGCCTTCTCCTGTTTGCATATATTCAACATTGTCTCTATATTGTTGTTCCCAATCAGAACTTTCATCCAAAGGCTCTATGTTCCATTGCTCACAAAAACATAAAAACTCTTCATAGCTTATTTCTTCTTCCATAATTTCATCATTCCAAAACTTTACGATGTGGCATACCACAACAACTACAAACATACCCACCTTTATACCAAACTACTTTGGCTTCACAACAACTACTCATTTTTTATCCTTTATGTTTTTTTAGTATCCATTCACAATTTTTTATTATTGCTTCCTCTTCAGTTTTAGAAATAGATTGATTCCATTCTCCGTCTTCTCTATTTATGCTTCCTTTTAGAATTTCTACGCATACGTATTTTGAATCATAATTAATGCTCCAATAAAACCCTTTGTTTAACGCCCACTCTTTACAGTTCTTATGTATGAACTCGCAGAGGTTGATTTCCTTTACATTACCATCGAAATATTTTTTAACATTATAAGTTATATACAATACATTGTTTCTAATATCTATAGAATCGTAATTTATATTTAAAACCTCACTCACTAACTCTTTACTTATTGTTATTTCACTCATTCGGTATCCTTTCTTACTAATATTTCTTGCAAAATATCATACTTCTTTTTAAAAATATAAAGCTCTAGAATCCTATCATACAACTTAGGTATTTCACCATATTTCCCGTATCTACTTATACAATCAGTTTTTTTACCAAGCAAGTTCGTAAAAAACTCTTTTCTTGATATATTGTTTGCTTTTAATTTTTCGTAAAATTTATCTCTTGTCATGTTTATCCTTTAAATCGTAATAAAGTTTAATATGATTTAGTAACTTTATATGACAACTCGTTTCCAAGTGCAAACCTTTTAAATTTAGTGTAAAATTAGCAAAATAATTTCCGCTCCAAGGTAATTCACCAGATAGAATAAAATGACTTTTAGTACTGTGATTTTCATGTAGCAGTATTTTAGTACCCTTTAAAGAATCAAGCTTTGAAGAGTTATTTTTAGCCCTTAAGATATCTATAGCTTCAAGTACTTCGGATGGAATTTCTTTTTTTGTAACATATTCAAATATCATGCTATAGTCCTTTTTCATCTTCACTAGTCCAATTAGACCATCTAATATATCGCTTATCTACAGTTTGAGGATATATAGAATAATCCTCGTCTGTTGCTTTTCTTTCTTTAATAAAAGAAAAGCCTTGCCAGCTAACAACACTATCTTTCATGATCGTATAGTCGGGGATTTTAGAACTATTACAAGAAATTAGCCTATCCAACTTATCAACACAAATAAAACCGCCGTCTGTTTCTTGATAGTGACAACTAGTTTTTTTAACTCTTTTGATTTGTCCGTCTAAATCGATCCAAACCATCTTGGGGCTACACTTTTTAATTTCCACAGGATAAGTATCTATCCCATCATTGTAATAAACTGATTGATTTAAAAACATTTCATATCCTTTTTTGTTATATTAAAATATTAACATAAATGTATTAAAATAAACTTAAATCTTTACATTTAGGTTAAGTTTACATCGTATAGAAGTAATTTTATAAAATTACGCTATAATTCTCTTACAGTTTGTTAGTGACGCACACTATGAAAAGCCATATATCTCAAAACATATCTTTTGTTTTGTTTGATGTGTGGCTTTTTTAATTCCATATGTCTCCGACATCAATGTCGTAGACATACTTACTAGTTCTATTATTATACTAAATGACTGAAAATAATAATAAACCATCATCTCAAACCAATAAATAACTCTATAATCAGTAACCTCAATATCCTTACTAATTATACAATTATCAATCAACCAATCAACATTTTGCTTAAGTATTCCATGACTATATGCTTTCTTATAAATAGCCTTAGAATACTTTTCCTTGCTAAACGATGTAAACCTTATGTTCTTATGTAGTTTAGATCTATAGTCCCTCTTAACATCATCTAATAGTAACAATTGATTATCGTCTTGTATCTTATAGTCTTTTACTACATAGTCATATCGTACATCTTTACATTTAGGTATAGTAGTAGTACTATATTCAGAGAAAAGACCATATCGCTCAACTGTGGCATCTTTAATGTGGTTTATTTTTGATATATCATCATAGTATATTTGAAAATGAGCATGAGGGTTGTCATAGTCACTTCCAACTTCAATCGTTGCATAATATTTAATACCATAGTTTCTTAACTGTTTGGTAACATAATTCTTTATATGGTTGATTACATCCATCTTGAAGTATTTATCGTCATCTTTATAAGTGAATGTTAGCATTAATTGTTTTAATCCACTAGATATGCTCTTATCTCTAAGATAATAAAAGTCATGGAGTTTAGACTTATTAGCTTTTTTAATAGCCTTTAGTCTATCCCATTTTTTTGACAATAGTATGGTATTGGAGTTTTTAGAATCCATTTTTGGTAGTGGTTATTTGACTGTTAGATTAGCTATTAGTCAATCAACCCTTTCTCTACTACTGTATCTTCTATACGCTTTTTCGCTATGTCAAAATACTTATCATTCATCTCTATACCGATAAAGTCACGACCTAAGTTCTTACAAGCTACACCCGTCGTTCCACTACCCATAGTGAAGTCTAAAACTAACTCACCCTCATTTGTATATGTTTTTATTAGATATTCCATTAGTGCTACTGGTTTTTGTGTTGGATGTACATTATTATTTTTACTTCCATTTATTTTAATAACACTTTTTGGATTTCTAAAACCATCATCTATTTTTCTAGTGTGTTTTACTTTTCCTAAGTGACATTCCCCCCTATCTTCTATATTGTTAACATTTTTTCTTCTGTCCACTTTTGCAAACCTATCATAAAGCCTATCTGTAAAAAAAGACAATAATGATTTTTTATCCATATTTTGTATTTCTTCTAATTCAATAACTTTATATTGTTGCCCATTGTAAAAGTGCTTATTGTTACTAAAAACAGATATATTCTCGTGATACTTCAATGGTGCATTTTTAGCTCCCATGAAGTTAGTGGCATATTGTTTCTCCCAAATCCAATCATACTTATAGTTCTTAATATTACTCATTCTTAAAGTACTACTAAAAGGCTCACTTCCAAAAAGTACTATTGCACCATTTGATTTGATGAGTTTATTTAGTCTGAGCCACATATCAGGCATAGGTATAACTGAATCCCACTTACAAGCAGTTGTACCATAAGGTGGGTCTGTAATTATTGCATCTACAACTACACCTTTAGCTATAAGCTCATCCATAACCTCTAAACAGTCACCTTTATATAAATCAATCATCAAGATTCTCCCATATCAAATAAACTAGCTTCATTCTCATAAACAAACAACTCATCTAAAGCACGAGGATTAAACTTTATACCTGTACCTTCACTTTCTTGATATCCGTAGTAAGATTCTATAAGTTGTTGCTTATTTATTACAACCTCTTTGTAGTCTATGATCTTATTTTCAAGTAATTTTTCTATAGCTAAATCTTGACTGATTTTAATGTTTCTATCTTTTATATATTTTCTAAGAGACATGAATCCATCTTTATATGTTTTCATATTATTTTTAGATACTTCACTTAGTTGTTTTTGTGCATTTTTAAGTTGAGTTTCTTTCATGAGTAGCTGATTGTTGATTAAAGATTTTTCACCTATTAGTATTGACTCAATAATTTCATCACACCATATAGCAAATTTAACATTTATAAATCTTGCAAATAGCATAAGTAATTTTTTATGAATAAATGTTTTTGGTTGCGAGCCTCTTTCTTTGATAACCTTAATATAATCTAAAGGATTAGATTTTTCTAACTCTTCAATGTAATTTAAGGTTTCTTTGCTGTTTTTCCAATCAGTGATATTCTTCTTATATCTTCCAGATACACCACTTATGTCAAAAAACAGTTCACCATTAGTTTCTTGCACCTTTATCGGTGTACCATTAAAAACTTTGGAAAGTTCGTTCATGTTTTCTTTCGGAACAATAAATTTTAAGGTTTTATGATTGAATGCGTCCAAACTATCTATCATAAAAATTAATAACCTTAATGAACGCCCTAGCAAGTGCTAGAGCATAGATGAGTTTGGACGCTCATTAAGAATATTAAAACCATTATACAATAAATAAAATAAAAAATCAAGTTAAAATAAATATTGACATGATGGGTGTTTTTAGATATAATTTTACATCTCCTTGATAGATATTTTAAGCTAGGTTTCCAATGGTGCGGTCGCCTAGTTTATTTGGTTTTTATTAAAATACCTTCTGACAAAATAATTCCTTCCACTTGAAGCAACAGTATATATCAAAGTAATCTCAAGACTTACGCTAAACGATTGTTCTACACCATATAAAGGCAAAACAGTTAGTGCTAGTATATAAGAAACAATAAATCCTATAAATGTATTTGTATTAGCTTCTATAAAGCTTTTAGTTTTTGTTTGCATTAAAATAGACTCCCCTGTGTCATAACTTTTTCAGGCTCTATAACATCCTTAAAATTACTAAATAGTTTCTCGGTTACCTCATTGTTAGCAGTTGCAGATAGCGTACTTCTATGTTTAAATTCTTTTACACATATTAAAGGACTTTCGTAGCTTGTAAGATAAACTTTATATCCTTTATCGGTAAGTTGCTCAATCCAATCATAAAGTTCCTTATGGCAAATTCCTTTAGTGTATTTTGCAGTATCTATATAAGGTGGATCAAGAAATATTATAGTTTCTTTAGGATCAGTAGTTATGTTTACTTTTTCGTAGCTTAGATTCGATATCTGTAGGTTCTGTAGGTTCTGTAGGTTCTGTAGGTTCTGTAGGTTCTGTAGTCGTGTTAAAGACTCTATCATAATAAGATGTTGCACCAGAGGATTGCTATTATCAGAGCAAATAAAGGATTTAATTTCCGAAACAATTCTAAGTCTTCTTTGGATGACATCTTCTTTAAAAATACCATTATTAAGATTTATACCAATATTATATTTGTTATTTAAAATATTAAGAGAGTCTTGGCAAGAAAAAACTATAATTTTATGGAGTAGTTTTTTGTCCTCTTCTATATCTGCTCCGTACAGATACCCTTTATCTTTATTATTTCCAAAACTCCAAACAGTAGCTAAATATCCACCATACCAAGTATCATCATCTTTATGCTTTTTAAAAGTATCTCTATCTATCCACTTATACATCTCACCTACTACACCATCTTTGGCAAGTTTTTTTAAAAGCTCAGTTATACCTGTATTAAAATCATTATAAAAAACTTCTTTTATTTTGGGTCTTTGAATAGCTTCTAAACTCATGGCACCGCCACCGCCAAATACATCATAAAAATATTTAGTATTTAGATTATGTTTTAATATATAATCAATTATTGGTTTTGCTAACTTTCTTTTGCTACCCATATAAGGAAGTCCTAACTTATGTATTGGTTTATTTGTCATTCATACACCCTTCTAATCGCAATACTTACTAACAAACTCAGCAGTATCCATATCTACCCACATAAATTCATCTTGTATAATTTCACATATTTTCAATTGGTCTTCAAAATAATTAAAGTTTGGCTCTCCCCAATAAATAGAATCAATAGATACAAAATCATAGAACATCATAAATTTATTTGTAGATTTTTTGATAGCTTTGTTAATGTTTATTTCGATACTTGTTCTGTCTTCTACACCCCATAAGTTCCAAAGATTCAATATAGAGGGCTTTTGAACTTTGTCTATTGTTGATTCAATTAGTTGAATATATAGTTTGCTATCAATTGACTTTTTATTTAAAAGTGCTTGTTTAAAGTCACTTACTTTTATTTTTATACCTTGTGGTTTGCATTTGCTCATTACATCTCCTCATATTCTTTAAAATTATTAGCTATCCAAAGATAATTACTCCTGTCTTCAATACTGTCTTTCAAAGACTCTTGAAGTTTGTCATATATCCTATCAGTACACCTAGATGAACCTTTTTCTAGTTCATTAAGTTCTTGTATTTTTAACTCAATAGCTTCTATTCTAGCAGTTTTCATAAGTGCCATAAGATTACATACATCCATTATGGTTACTAGATATTCTAAGCCTTTGTTTTGTTGTAGATATTCGTTCCATTTGTCTTCTATGTCTTTAAAGTTTGAGCCATATTGCTCTTTTCTTTGCTTTATTAATTCTTTATTTATCATTTATGTCTCCTTTTGTATTAATTTAGTCTCTATTTAATAACAGATGAAAGCAAAGCCATCTATAATTAATAAAAAAAGTTATATGAGGATTATTCCATTTTGACCAATGTTTACCTATTCCCCACTTGCTCAGACTTCCATCGTAGTTTTCGTTTTTATCATAACCAAAGTAGCTAATTTTGAATCCGTATCCTAGAACACTTAGATTAAATATCTTTTTCATGATTGCTCCATATTAAACAAATTCAACTCTTCATCTATCTTCTTAATATTTCTCTTGTCACAAATATCTAGCATTTTTCTTATATTTAAAACTACAGAAGTTCCATCATATTTAGAAAATTCACCAGTAGGGCAGGGTACATATCTATTCACAAGTTTTTGACCAAGGATATTTTCATCTATAAAGATATTGTTTAGTTCTTCATCTGATATGTCAAGTTCATGATCTATTCTAAATCTGTGAACATTACAAAACTCATCATCTCCAGCAGTTGCATATTTTTGTCTTTTAGCTTTTTCGGTTTCTTTTTGAGATAGTTTTAGTTGGTATTGTTTTGATTCTAAAACTTTTTTATTGTTATCACATCTCTCAAGGTTTAATGTTTTAAACTGTTTTACCAAGTCAAGCTTAAATCTTTTTACAATAGGAGTATTTTTCATAAGGGTAATCAAAAAAGAAGCTTGATATTCATCAAATAAGACGGATTTGAAATCCGACTCTTTAGGTATGCTTAAGCCAAGTTCTAAGAACTCATCTCTTGACTTTCTCACGAGTCTTTGAGTAGATTCATATTCTACACCACTAAACTTTGCAATATCTTTGATAGACACTAAAAGTTTATCATCTCTAACTTGCACTATATTTTTCATAGTATCTTTCGGAACAATAAAATTAAGGTGTAGATTTTTGGTGTCCAGTCAAAGTCTACATTTTTAAATCCCTTAGTAGATGCCCTATCAAGAGATAAGGCTACTTCGGCTGGACACCTACTAAGTAATTCAAAAAAATTAACAAAGTACAAAAGTATAAATACTTAAGACTTTGCTCGTTAAAATAAAAGTATAGCAACATAAAAATAAAGCCATACTTAAAACACTACCTAAAAACCACATTAATAACAAATATAAAAACAACTACTATTGCAATAGCTATTTTTAATTCTCTGTTACCTTCATCTTCAAAATTGTAATCGCTCATATTTTTCTCCTTGACACAAAAAAACAAAATAAGATATACTTACTTAATCCTTTGGTATTTTTAAATTTACAGTCAGAAAAAGAGTGAGTATTATTTTACTTGCTCTTTTTTCTTTTATTATTTGCTTTTCTAGCAACACAGCACTCTTTCTTGTAGCAGTAGCTTCTTTTTATAGATTCTGTATAGTTTGGGAGCTCATCGCCACAATTGGCACAAAATATACTAGATGGGTTTTTATCGTTTTTGGTTTTCATTAAAAAAGGTAACCTTCTTCTATGGTATTTTTGCCAAATGCACATCCAACTATATGTTTACCAAGTTCAGGAACTACACAGTTTCGCAAGACTTTTCTTTTGTCGATACCTTTATATTTGGAAAGATCATAGCCAAATTCTTTTTCTAAAAACTCCCTTTCGTTTTCAATCTTGCAAGTTTTAAGATTTTTAAATTGCTTATTTGAAATTTCAAAGTTACACCAAACGGGGTGACGATGTATTACTCTAGTAGCCTTAATAAGATAATCGTAATATGGTTCTACATTTTCCACTACATATTTTCCTTTAAACCAGTGTTTTAAAAAAATAATTTCCTCATACAGTTTCATATCAGGAAAAACTTTGTTTTCGTTTAAGGTTCTAAGTTTGCTATGAGTAGGACAAGGAGGGCTAGCCCAAATAAAATCAAACTTATCAAAATTTTCTAATAAATATTGATGTGCATCTCCTATAATTAAAGTATCATTTGGAAACATATCACGATAAACTGATGCTATATTTTCATCAAGTTCAACAGTAGTAATATTAAACTCATTTCTATCTAAAAGTTTTACATTTCCACCAATACCGCCATATAGATTTAAAAATTTCTTTTTCACTTTTTGTCCTTATCAATCTCTCTCAACATTAAAGCCCAACAATTATCACAAATAACAATATCTTTACCAGTTATCGGATGTTTTTCTTCTATTAGTCGTCCTTTAAACTCAAGGACACATTTTTCACAGTCACTATTTCGCTTTATCAAGATTCACCTCAATTGGAAATTGACCACTTAGAATCAATCCTAAACACTCAGTAGCCCTATGAACTAAGTTTGGCTTATTAGGACTAGATGTAAAAAAAGTAGCCATTTCTTTACTAGGTATAAACTTTAAAACTCCATCCCCAAAATTTCTAAGATAAAATTTATCATCAACACATACCATAAAGCAGTCTTGATTGTTAACTTTATGATATGTTATCTTGATATTTTTAAAACTTGTATTTGGTGTATATACTGATATGTCTAAATCATTTAGTTCCATATTTTTTAACTTCCTTGCTTTTGTAGCTCTAAATATTTTAGTTGCTAGTGTTTGATTTTTGGTCATCTGTAGAGCCAAACCCACCAATTCTTTTATCTGTAGTTTCAATATCGAAAAGATATGACTTGTGTTCTGATAGACTTATTTGTGCTATCCTGTCACCTTTCTTAATTGTATATTTCTTTTTGATAGCATCACATTTGAGAAAGCCATGCTGATTTAAAAAGTCTTGATTTGCATATTCCCCATCCCATGGCTTATGTAAACAAATAATAATCTCACCATCATAATCCATATCAATAACACCAGTACCATTTGCAATAATAAGTCCGTGCTTTGCACTCATACTGCTTCTTATATGTAGGTTTAATTGGTGAGACTTTAAAAAGTTGTCGAAGTAAATATCTCCTTCATCCCCATCAATTTTTGGTATCTCATCAAAAGACATGCCAAAAGTATTTTCCATATCTTTATCAGATATTTGTTTCAATTTATCTAAATCTATACTTACGCCAAGTGGAACTAAAACAGTTTCGCCTGCACCAATAACAACATTTTTTCTTGAATATAAATCTACACAAGCACTAAATTCTGAACCTTTCATTGGTAGTTTACCACCATTTACAGCTTTAAACATTATTCTACTCCATATTGTCTTTTTATTAAAATATATAAATCGTCAAGTTCATTAAAAGATAAAAACCTCAACAACTTATATATTCTTTTCATTTTAATTATTCTCATAACAGTCCTTTTTTGAAAACTTATCAATACCAACACATATCCCTGATTAGACATGATATATTCGAAACTTAAAATTATTTTATCACCGATTCTTGATAAGTTATATAAAATTATAGCAAAAAAGATTCGATAAAAAATTGATATATGTCAAGAAAAATGTTTTTAATAACATCTTCCTTGTATTGGATTATTTATAGGTCTTTTATCGAAAACTTGACTCACGAATACTTTTACGCTTTTTGAATAATCAGCAAGTTCAATATGAAAACCCCACTCTATAGGTTTAAAAAAATTAAAATGGAATTTCATCTAAGTTTATATCTATTGTTGGTATATTTTGCTCATAAGAGTTTTGTTGCATACCACTGTTTTGTTGCTGTCGCTGTGGCTGATTATAGTGATTATCCATCATCTGCTGACCTTGTTGCACGTTTTGTTGATATTGTTGGTTTCCTTGCATCTGTTGATTTGGCTGTTGATGACCACCTGCTTGTGGTGCATTATCTGATTTAGTATCTAAAAATTTAAATTCAGATACAATTAATGCATGTCTACTTCTATTTGAACCATCTTGTGCTTGCCATTGCTCAAATGCAAGTCTACCTTCAAGCATAACTTTAGAACCTTTACGTACATATTGATTTAAGATCTCCCCACCTTTTCCAAATACAGTAAAATCAAGAAAACAAACTTCATCTTTTTGCTCACCTGTTTGTGTTTTATATTTGTGGCTAGTAGCAATTGCACCTTTAGCAATTGCACTTCCACTTGGAAGATATTTAAGTTCAATATCTCTTGTTAGGTTTCCTATCATAATCACTTTGTTATACATTTTTATTATCCATAATTTGTTGCACTTTATCTCTATCTAGCCATATAACTATCCCCATTTTTACTGTTTTATCGACATGAAAAGTCTCGGTAGTTCCAAATTTTATTTCTGTATGTGCTTTCTTTGCATCAAACCCAAGAGCAGAAGTGTCTAAACTTTGAAATTTATAATTGTCATCCCCATATTCTCTAAGAAGTTCACTAAGTTTCATTTTGTTTCCTTTTTTAATATATCTTCCCAATCCCACTACATCTATATGTAGTGAGACACCTATTTACATCTCTTCAAATTCTTTTTCTAAAAACTCTAATTCGCCTATTAAAAGCTGTTTCATTTTTGCTTGTGTTTCTGGTCTTAAATCCTTATCTTCAATATTTCCATCAGTCCAATTTTCTATTTTAATTTGAAAGTTGTTATCTTTACAAGCAGTAAATCTTTTGATTTTCATTTGTAGTTCTTTTGCTTTTTCTAAGTCTCTATCTGTCATTTTATTTCCTTATAGTTTAAATATTCTTCATATATACTATCACTATGTCTCATCATCTCTTCAAAGCTCATAACAGTAGCATAAAACCTTTCTTTACTTAATACATGTATAGCATTACCATTATAGTGATATAAACTATCACCTTTATGATGTGCCTTGCACAAGACAATCACTCTATCCCATGATCTACGCTTACCCTTTATATTTTTTAAGTCTGTGATATGGTGTATGTCTATATCACTACACCCACACACAGCACAAACTTGACCTGAATTATGAATCCAATCATAAAAAGGATTCGACTTTTCAATCTTCTCACTCTGAGTCTTGTCACTTCTTTTTTTTAAATGATACTTTTTAGTACCAAAACCACCTTTGCTTTTTCTCATACCCCACGGTATCTTTTCTGTGGGGTCTTTGTTCTTTTTTAGTTGTTGTTCTTTTGATAGTCCTGTTTTCAACTCTTGCCTTTCATAATGTCTATACTATTTTATTCCAAGTGCCTTCGCGAGACCTTGATAAATTGTTTTTGCATTATCTTTTTTGTTTACATAACTATAACCGTTATCAAAGACAATCGTTAATTCATTTGCCTTAGTAAATGTAATAGTTGTAATTTTTTCTATATTTATAGTAAATGTTTTATTATCAAACTGAAATGCTATCATTTGTGTCATATTTTAATCCTTTCATATATTTATACTATGCTATTTTTCCATATGTCCTTATTGCGAACACATCTACTTGTCTATCTGTTGCACCTGTATTATTAAAATGATTATGTCTGATACCTCTTAGCTCCCATCCTAAATATTCTTTTTTAATTATTTTATGACTTTCATCATTTCTAGGATAACCAAGTTTAAAGTGAACTTCATCATATTCTCTATTAACAAGTCTTTTTTTCCAATATTCATTATACAGTCTATATTCATAAGGCTTCTTACCTTCTTTTATTTCGTTAAAATACTCTGCTTTTAAATTTAAAATAAGTATTTTCATATTTGACCCTTCTTTTCACAGTATATTTATACTATGCTATTTTATTTGTTGTTCTAGCTTAGAAAGTTTAAGTTCTAAAACTCTCTTGATTTCATTAAATAAGTTAGGGTCATAAATATCATCCAACTTATTTATTCCGTAAGCATTACACAGTTTTAGCTTACTAGAAGAAGTCTTAGTTATAAGTTTTTCAAGTTCTTTTATATCGAAACTTTTAGGCTGTTCGGGGTCACCGATGTTGTTACTGTCATCGTCAACCGCATCATCAATAGCAAACAGACCATTAAGTGCATACTTTCTAGCATAACTAGAGCAAGCTCCTGTAATCTGTGCTTCTGTCATTCCTTTTAAAGATAGCTGTTCTCTTGCTATCCCTTTGGAAGATACACTGCCTTGGTCGTTTTCAAGGGATGCGGTAGCCTCGATATAGTATCTTTCACCTACTTGCTTAATCTCATCTGTTATTAGGACAACACAATCATGTTTTTTAAGAATAGGCTTGAGTGCTTCTAATATATCTTCTGCACTTCTATACTTGTATCCACCAAAATCATTAAACTGATTCTTCTTAACTTTTAATTCAGATTGAATCTTGACCAATATGCCAATAATTTTTTTATTATCCATCTAAAAATCCTTATTAAGATCGTTTATATATTCTCTACTAAATGCAGTTTTGAATAAATTTTCTTCTTCACCACGTCTAACAGACATTAGTTTATCTAAAAGATTAGCGTATTTGGCACGACCATTTTCTGCAAGTTCATCACTACAAAAAACACCATAAGGCTTATGGGGTGCAATATTTGGGCTAACTATCCAACCAAACTGAGTAACTTTAGGAAAAGGAAGTTTAAACTTTTCTATAGCCATATTTACAGTATCTATATACCATGCAGCAGATAAATCATAGTCATATTTTTCAATAGTATTTATGAATCCAACAGGAGTATCTTCTTTAGAAGTTTTATAGTCTAAGATTATCCCTTGCTCTTGCATCCAGATATCAGTTCTGCACTTATGATACATTTGAGTTTCTTCACAATATACTAAAATACTAACCTCCATTTTTGAACTATTTAAATACTTTCCAAAAATAAGTTTAACTTTTTTAGCTCTTTCATCTGCAACCTCTAGTGTTCCTTGTGGAACAATTACATTGTCTGGATTGTCCCCTATCATCTGCTTAGTGGCTTTTGTATCAAAAGTAGCAGTAGTAGATTCAATAAAGATATGTTTTTTATGTGGCTCCAAAAGAAAGACATGGTTGCAATCCCCGATATTGAAGCAACCTTTGGTAGTTTGAAAATATCGTCTGTTGTCAAAAACAGCAACACTCAAGTCTAAATCTTTAAACTGCGTTGAGCTAATACCATCTGCCTCATGATAGTCACTATTTAGCATATCGTAAAAAATACCTTCTTTTGCATCTTTAGTGTTTATAATATCAGATTCATCAAATAAATTATCATGTTTTTCTTCATGCTCTGATATCTGCTCCAAATCCCCATTTGAAAACATATTTACTTCATTTAGGTCATCATCTGTTATAGTCATCATATCAATAACTCCCTACAATATAAATAACGCCTTGCTCATCAACTTCGTCAATTTCGTCAATGCTATCACTTACAAATTCAAATTGTGACACATCTTTATCAATATTTTCAGTATCAATTAAGCTGTAAAGTTTTATTTCCTTATCTATATCTTTTAGACTAATAAGTTCTTTTATTAACTCTCTTGCTGTCATATATTATCCTTTATAAGACCCATACTATTTTCTTGTATAGTGTCTATGATTTTAAAATTTTTAATTGAATTATTCCAGACTTTATCTGCGAAACTCATTACTGCACACTCACCTATTGTTAATATTCTAATAAGAAAAGATAGGTACTTTTTATCATATGTAAAATATCCAGTTAAAATATCTCCAAAATAATCAAACTCAAAAATACTACTATCAGCATATATAGGCTTATCGTTTATATCTTTCAGTCCTATGCCTTCGAACAGCTTCCAAGAAGACATATATCCATCACCACCAAAAAGACCTTTAAGACCGCCATTACACAAGTTTAAAACTATTTGATTTTTAGACAAATCAATCCATTTCTTATGGTCTTCATCCCATATAGCATAATCCTTCATCTAAATAACCTCAATACTTTCAATAGCATCATCACATCTATCACTAAGTATTTTGTTTCTAGCTAGAGTTTTAACTTGCTCTTCATCTATTCCATATGGGTCTTTGATTTTTAATGATAAAATATTAGTAGAACTTTCAAGGGCTGCAATATATTGACTATTTACAAATTCATTACCTTTTAAAGTAACTAGAATATTATATATAGTATATCCCTCATCCGTTTTTGGTGCAGGAGTTTTTTCACCTTCACTTTCAAGTCTTTTTTCAATAGCATATCTAATCTTATCAAGAATAGAAATCTGACGATTAGCAATATTTATAGCAAATTGCTTTAAGTCTCCAAACTGTTCAAAGTTATAGCTAGAGATTGTGTCCATGTGCATACCTGCATCTTCGAGAGACAAATTCATTTGACCATAAGGCTTTTCAAAAATACTTCTGATTTTGTTTTCAGTCCAACGTGGCTCAAATTGCTCTTTAATCTTTTCCTCTTCTTTCAATCTTAACTCTTCCTCTTTTCTAGCAACATCTTCTCTGTGTTTTTTATTAGTTTCAAGACCATTGTTTACAAAAGCCATTATGTTTGAAACTTGTCTTTTGGCTTCTGTAGCAATAGAAGTATATAAAGTATCAATATTAGAGTCAATATCCTTAAGTTTTTCAAGAGAATTGTTTAACTCATCATCAGTCCCGCTAGTCTTGATGTCTTTAAGTTGATTATATAAAAATAATTCTTCTTTTTGTTTCTGCTCGTTTAAAACTCTTAACTCTTCATCCTTTCTATCTTTCTCAAGTTTTGCTTCAATCAAAGGATTGGCAATAGTGTCAAACTCTGCTGTTATTTTATCAAGTGCAGTTTTATTTGGTGTGCCATCTGCATTTAGTTTCCAAGTTGTTTTGTTTCTGTTTGCTTTACAACAAGACTCAAAAGATTTAATATCAATATCTATAATACACTTGCTTATTAGTTTTATAAAATATTCTTTTATCCAATTCTCACGTGCAATAAAAGTTTTTTCAAGTGCTTGCGATATCTCATCTTTTCTATTGTTGTATTTAGCGGTCATCATATCAACAATATCTTTTGCTAAACTTTCCACTTTCTGAATATCAGAAGATTCTTTATCTATGATAGGCTTAATCATCTCTTTAAAAGACTTTTTAGTCTTATTAATATCTGCAATCTTAGTTGTTGCGTCACTTGCATTATTTTCTGTTACGATAAAATTGAATTCATCACCATTGAGATATACAGAAGCACTTGCTTTAATATCTTTTTCTTTTTCTATAATAGCACTAAGACTATCTAGGTTTTGTATTGAATCCAACACACCAGTTTCGTTTTCTACAGTTGTTAGTTCTTTACTCATCTATTTTCCTTTCTCTTCTTTTTTAATAAACTCATCTGCTTTTTCAGATGAAGCAATAGTCATAAATCTTGTTAAAGTGTTGCCACTGTCAATCTTACAAGCTTTTTCAATCTTCTCTTTAATTTCCTTATCTATCCGTATAGTAATAGTAGTCATATTTGACATAAAGTAAACCTCCTTTGTAAAGTTATAAAAGAAGTATAAATAAATATTGCTTAAATACAAATTAAATACAATGTACTAATAAAATTAATACAAATTTAAGTTTAAATACGTCATACTTTTATCACAAGTTCATAGAGAACTGCCTAGAATCATATTCTATAGGAGAAGAAAGGTAAAGTATCCTAGCCCTATAGTCTGAATTATAACTTTGATGTTATATATTATTATTTAATTTATATAGCGAATGTTTAATCCGTAGATATTCGATAAAGGAATAGGTAGTTTTGTGTGAATTTAAAAAAATAGGAGAATAAAATGGACAAATATATAGGGTATGCAAAACATTTAAGTGCAAGAGAGGAAGTGTTAAAATGGATTAACACTAATTTAAAGAATTACATAGGTAAATATGGAACAAAAAATTTAGAAAATCAAACAGAAATAGAGCATATCATTGATTATCTTATTTCAGAAGATGCTCCAAAAAGACTTAAAAAAATGTCTTATAGCGAAGCAAAAAAGAATACAGAAAAATGGAACAAATCTTTAATAAAAAAAAGGAATCAAAATAAGTGAGACTGAATCAGATATTGAAATAATAAAAGATTTCAAAGATGGTTTCAAAATTGTTAAACTAGTCGGAGAAAATGCGTTTAAGAGAGAAGGGTTTTTAATGAGACATTGTGTAGCCTCATATTTTGGGACAGAAACTGATATATATTCTTTAAGAGACAAGGATAATGTGCCACATTGCACAATGGAAGAAAATCAACAAATAAAAGGCAAAGGAAACGGAAATATAAACCCTAAATATATATCTTACGTTGTAGCATTTCTTGAAGAAGTAGGGATGAAAGTCGGAGACAATGAGATGAAAAATATTGGATATGTAAATATTGAAGATTTAAAAAATGATTTTGATTTCGGAAAACTTTACAATGATAAGTATTTTTATAAAGAAGATATTAATAAATTGAAAAATAAAGATGATATGAGATTGTGGGATAAGTTTGACATTTTCGATTTTGATACAAGTATGAATGTTAAATTTAATTTTGATTTGAAGTTAAGTGTGTTAAATTTGAAAAAATGGATAAAAAACAATTTAAAAGACTCAATATCATCAGGATATAATGCAACAATATCATCAGGATATAATGCAAAAATATCATCAGGATATAATGCAAAAATATCATCAGAAGATTATGCAACAATATCATCAGGATATAATGCAAAAATATCATCAGGGAATAACAGTATAGTAGTTGCTGAAAATAAAAGTATAGTAAAAGCAAAGATAGGAACAGTAATAACACTAATAGAAAGAGACAATAACTTGAATATTATAGATTTTGCAAGTGCTTTTGTTGATGGAAAAAATATAAAAGAAAATGCTTGGTATAAGCTAGAAGATGGAAAACTAGTGGAATGCGGTGAGATGTGATGTGTCAGGCAACTAGAATAGAAAAATATTTAAGGAAAAAATACAACGGCAAAGAGATGGATGCTTATCAGATAGCAACAGAATCATTAATAAATGTAGTTACTGTATATAATCATTTAAGATACGAAAAACTAAAAGACAGAAGTTTTAAACAAGTTGCAGAATATATTGCAGAAAATTATTAAAGGATAACACATGAAAAAAAAAAGCATAGAATTTACACCAATACAAATAGAAGCACTAGAAAATGGTGCAACGATGTTTGTAGTTCCTATATGTATTCCAGACGGGATGAAGTTGGATTTTATAGATTACGATATAGATGATTATTGCGGTTGGTTTATAGATAAGAGAGACAATAGTACTGCACAGGTTAAATTTCCAATAGATAAAGGCGATAAAGATATATATGTAAAAGAAGAGTTTTTAGAGGTAACTTATCCATCAGGTAAAGTGTACAGTATAATATATAAAGGAGATAATAATGAACACTTTAAAGATGAAATCTATCAATCAGCTTCAAAAATGACAAAAGAACAAAGCAGATACTCTTTAAGTGAGTGTATAGATGTTCGTGTTGTTAGAGTACGTGACATAACAGCAAAAGAATCATGGAGAATTGTAGGAGATATTATACCTAAAGAATTTTTATTTAATAATGGATTAATGTTCTATAAATATTACAACACCCAATTAGAAGAACAAAACATAAACAGAACATACGATGATAACGACTACATATTTTTAATAGAAGTAAAAACAAATGTTCCATGTGGAACAATAGGAGAATAAGATGGCAAAGTTTAAAAAATACAACGTAGCAACAGATATGGGAACATATAATATTATAGCAACTAAATTAGAGGATTTAAAGACATACTTGGATGAGAAAAACTTAAGAATAAAACAAGCATTTCAACATAAAGTAATATGTGAGCTAGATAAAATACCTCCAAACTTTAAGCACGTAACTATAGGTGCAATACACGCAGTTAGTTATAATGATACAAGAACAGATACGACAGGACTAATTAAGCCAGTATATAAATCTAAAAGATCAATGCCTAAAGAGCATGACAAGAATATAGTAAAAAAAGTAAAGGAGATGTTAAATGATTATTAATAAAGAACTGCACAGAGCAAAGCACGTATACTCAGAAAAGTACGTAATAAGCAACAGTATAAAATGGATAGGAGATATGCTATATCTGCTTAAAGGCGACCTATGGATAGAATGTGAACCTGAAACAAGGTCAATACACTTTAATGATATGATAGACAGTGAAAACAATCCAATATTTGCATCTCTTCAGGAAGATGGAAGAGGCGGGAGTAAAACAACCAAGGGAGTGTGCATATACAATAGAGAACACAATCAGTTTAGAATAATAGTAGATTTTAATAGTAAAATGTGGTGCGAAGTAAAAAGAAACGATATAGAAGACTACAACATAAAAATAACAGGTATACAAAAATGATACTAGAAACAGCACTAGGAATAGTACTGATAATAGAACTAATAATAGCTCATATAGCTACAATAATACATCAAAGGATAAAACATGGATAATAGTTTAGAACCAATACATGAAATAAAAATAACAAAATGGTATAAAAAGGTATGTTCAGCTTGTTCTAATTATTTTAGAGATTTTGGAGATTACGATAATGTTGAATGGAATGAATGTCGAGAAAATAAAAAATTATTAAATTTAAAATGCTTCCCTTTATGTAATGCAATAAGCTGTGATAGATTTAACCCAAAAGAAGTATTTGAATTAGAAAATGATTATTGGTCAATGATTGGAAGAATGGATAAACTAAAATGGGGATTAAAAAGAGAAAGCAACTTTGTTTGGAATATCTTACAATTCAATGAAAGACTAGGTTGTTACAAAAGCGGAATAGTGCAGTACGAGGCAAAAACAAATGAACGATAATACAAAACCACTAAAAGTAAATAAAGCCACACACGAACTAATAACAAATGGTGCTATGGCTTTTATTGAGAAGATAGAACATCCTTGCAAATACTACAGAGATAGAAGCGAACAAGCTATAAGAATAGAGCCAGAAAATGATTGGTATAAGAAAAGTAATCATTGCATCAGGGAAGAGGGTGGTGGTTGGCAAGACTTCACTAAGGAAGAGTTTTTAGAGTATATCGGGTTGCCTTATCAGATGGATGATATTGTGTATTTGCAAGAAGAATACGTAGAGATAAAAGGCAATGTTTTAATAGATTGTGATTTTGACGAAGAAGGGCTAGTTTACTTCGATAGCGGTGAATCTTTCTCTAGGGATGATTTTATTTGGAATACTAAAGAATCAATGACTTTTAAACCAAGCAGGTTTAAATATAAAATAAAAGATATAAAGATAATGCAAGCAGATTGTTTATCAACTGAAGATATCATGAAAGTATGGGGAATAGGACTGTTTAAAATATTCTTTAAGCAATTTGATATTGAAAGAAACGAATATATAGCCTATATAGAACTAGAAAGAATATAGTATGACAAAATGTATAAACTGTAAAAGCTCAATGATACCAAAACAAAAAGACATAGGAAACAACTACATATGCACAAACCCAGACCAACCAAAAGGTCTAGTAAAAGCTACAGACAAATGCGAAAAAGAAGAGAAGAGATAATGAATAAAGAAGAGATAGAAAAGATAACAAGATTTATAGAAAATGAAATTGACCCGTATGATTTAGCGTATGATTATAATATAGAAGAAAATACAATGCAAGTGATTTTTGACGGTCATTTTACAAGCAATCAGGAAGTAGAACTTAGCTTTAAAGTAATAGATGAAGATATACATGTACATGGCTTATGCGAAAGTTATATTTTGTGCGATACAAGAGAATTTTGGATTGAATTAATGGGGAGAATATAATGATATTTGATAAAAACTACGATACAGTAAGAGAAAATGATAAAGTAAAACTAGACTATGAAATGGCTAAGATTGAAGTAGGCATAGAAACTGAAACTGGCAAGATAAAATGTACTGCATATTATGAACCAAACAAAATAGTACTAAGGGATGAAGATGACAATAAATACGAATTTGATATTGATCCAAATGGTAGAGCAAATCAACTTATGTGTATAGAAGTGATTGAATCAAAAGATGAAGATACGGAGTATTTGATATGAATTTAAAACAAATGAAAGAAGGTCTTGAATATATAAACGAGATATGTATAAAAGAAGATGAGAGATGGAAGATTTACTGTAAGTTGTTTGAAAATGTAAGGCTTGGTGATATAGGCATTGTGAAGTGTATAGCAAAAGAAGAGTTAGAGTATTGTAAACTTGAAAAAAGTAAAGATCGAGAAGAACTGCAAGAGCACATTGACTCTCTTAGTCTAGTAAACAAATTTTGCATTATTCCTTATCCAGACGATATAGAACATGAACATAGAGAAGATTATTTAGTGTTTATGAGATATCAATTGGATGGAACAAGGGGCGAAGAATATAATATAGTAATGGATTGTAAATACTTCATAGAGATGGCAAGAAATGGCTTTGAAATTGTTTTTGAGGTTAAAGAGTAGATATGAAAGCAATACATGAAGATATAGAAAAAAATATAAAGTACATAGAAGAAAAAGACGAATATAATGTAAATGCACTACAAAGTCTTTTTTATTTAAAACAACAGATAGAAGGGATGAGTTGCAATAGTTGCAAGCTTCAAAGAACAGTGGAATGTCCTATAGAAGAACTAAGGGAAGTGGTAAATGAAGAAGAATGGGCTAATCAAATGCCATATGAAGAAATAGAACTAGAAATTAAAATGCAGACATTAACACTAGGGGAATCGTTTTTTTGCAACAATTGGGAGAAAAAATAATATGTGCATACCATACAATATAACAAAACCAACAAAAATAACTCATCCGTCAGACAAAGCAAGAAAAGACTTTATAATGGATACAGTGTTTATAAATGTAGGAATATCAGTGTTTCATGTAGCAATAAATGAGAAAAATGTTTGTGGAGAAATAAGAACACTACACAAAAATAAAAATCATAAACTATATTCTAAATTTAGAAAGATTTTAGACAAACTAACGTCAAGAAGAGATAGAATTTTAAATATGATAGACTATAGAGATTTAAGAGCCATAGAAGCAAAAGTAGAAAAATCTATAGTGAAATTTATAGACTACGTATCAAATACAGATAAAGTAGTAAATCTTGAACTTCTAGCAGTAGCTTTCATAGATGCAGGCATAGATAGAAAAAGAAAAGCTAAACCATACAAAATAGTACAAGACTTCCAAGACTCAGAAATGTTATATGGTGGAATATGCGAAAACATGGAACTTAAAGGAATAAGACCGAAGCACGAGTATGATATAGCGGAATTATTCGTAAGTAAAGTTAAGTATTAAGGATAGCAAATGAAAGAAATACCAAAAAACAGACCAATAGTTATAGAAACAAAAGAAGGCAAAAGAGTAGCTCAATGGAGCGGTGCAGATAATAAATTTGCATATGCAAATCCTCAGATAGATATGTATGAAGGAAAGTGGAATATGTGTTATTTTGAGAATGAATATATAGAGGAGAAATATGTTTTAGGGTGGAGTGAATTGTAAGCAAGAATACTTTAAGTATCTCTAATGTACAATTAGATTGAAACAAAATACAAAGGAGATACTTATGGAAAGTATTATAACAACAGATTTCTCAAAAGTTACTTTAAGTAGCAAATTCTTATCATTGAAAACACCAAAAGGTGAGCTAGAAATAGATATAAAGCAATTACTTAAAGAGCCAATAAATTCAGACAGTGCATTTTTCAATGCTACTCAAATAGCAAAAATGTATAGCAAAAATATAAATGAGTATATGAGAAGAGAATCGACAAAAGAATATATTCGGAAAAAAGAAGAGCTTTTAAATATGGGAAAAACTACATATTTAAAACTAACAAAAACAGTCAGAGGAAAATACAACTCTGGAACATGGATACATTCAAAAGTAATTTTACATTTTTTAAGATGGATTGATATGGACTTTGAAATAATGATGGATGACTTTATAGAGAAATTAATCACTCATTCAAATGAACTTAAGATAGAGCGTTCCAACACTAAAATACACTTCATTCCACTTGCAGAAGCAATAAAAGATACTTATATTCCAAGTCAAGAAAGTGATAATGCTAAAAAATTTGCATATCAAAACATATCAACGCTTATAAATATGAAGGCACTAGGAATGAGCGGAGCTAAATATAAAAAAGATAACAATATAAGCAAAGAGGCAGAACTGAGAGACATTCTCCCGAAAGAAATATTAAAAAAAATTGATGAAACAGAGCTGGACTTATTTGGATATATAAAATATGCTGGTGTTACAGACTACGAAACACTAAAAGAAAAAATAGGAGTATAGTGTGAGCAAGATTGATTTATATAAAGACAACTATTGGTCATACTGTATGAGAGAAATAAACAAAAAATATAAACTAGATATTTCTAGAGATACATCTTTTATGTTAGCTCCAAAGTTTATAAAAATAGGATTTAAAATATTTTACGCAAGACCATTTATTGCTATTGATAGCGGGTGGTACATGATGAGCATTTTTGTGAAAAGTGAGCATATTGTCGTGGATCATGGAAAAATAGAAAATATAAAAAGGACTACTTAATGACTAAAAAGAAAATAGAAATCGGAGACATCTGTAAAGACTGTCCAAATCCAATAACGGAAGAAAACAAGTCAATAGTATCAGTAAAAAATGATATTGAAAAATTAAGAAATAAGTGCAGACCTTGCTACAATAAATACCAATTAAGTTTTCGGCAAACAAAAGAAAAGGAAAATATTTGCAACAAATGCGAAAAGCCACTCACAGAAGAAAACACGCATTATAAAAAATACAAAACAAAAGATGGTACAGAAAAATTAGGAAAAACATACACTTGCTATCCCTGTACACTAGAATATAATAGAGAAAGAAATAGAAAAATAAAAGAAAAAACTTACGTAAAGCCAAAGCCAAAAAAAGCTACATCAAAAAAGGAAGTTAAAAAACAAGCCCCTAAAAAAACACCACCAAAGAAGCCTAAAAAAGTAGAAGTGATAAAAGAAGAGCCAAAACTTTTTGAAGAAAAAAAGCCTGAAAGAAAACTGACGACTATAGAAAAAATAGAGAAGATGGCAAAAGAACAAAAAGCAAGAGAAGCAAAAAGCAAAGAGTTGTCAGACAGTGAAAAGATGATACAAGCACACCTTAAAAAAGGAAAAGTCACTAGCCATATAAAGCCGTTTGATAATAAAATAGAGCCGTACAGTGGCACACTAGAGCCAACAAATATAATAACAAGGAGAAGATGATGAATAGTAAGTTAAAAAGACAGTTTATAAGTGCTATGTATAAAAACGATACAGTAAAAATATTAAAGATGCTATTTAAATATAGATTTTTATCGCAATATTTATTCGAACAATTTAAGAAATATGACATATTGAATACAACTACAGTAATAAAAAATAATCAAAGTTGCTATTCATGTGTTTACGAAAGAATAGATGACCAACATATATGTAGTAATGATGTAGTAGTGCCTCACTGGTTAAAAGAATACGAGGATAATGATTGTCCTGCATGGGAGCAAGGATATGAAAAATTAGTGAGTGCTTCTAAATTATAACTAACGCACAAAAACTAACAATAGCAACTCTATACATACTATCTGTATGTGTAGGGATAATAATAATATATAAAGGATAAAAAAGAATGTCAAATAAATCACAAGACGATACAAGAAGAGATGCAGTAGCAAAATCATTCAAAGATAGAGCATATAAGCATCTAGTTTTGATATACGAATTTAATAAAAAGTACCCTTGGTATAAATTGGAGAATAAAAGATGAAAATAAAAAAGATAGAGCAAAAGGCATACGACTTAGGATATATAATAGCAAGCGGAATGGCAGTATCAGGATGGGGATTTGCAGAAATTTACACAATAGAAGATATTATGAAAGATAATGAAAATGCAAAACCTGTAAAAACATTTGGAAGAGCTGTATCTAAGAAAAAGAATGTAAACATGGCTTACGAGTGGATAAAAAATAATCCAATAGAAGGATAAGAGATGACAATACATGAAGAATACGAACAATTTAAAGAGCAATACAAAGAGAAATATAGACTAGTAAAAATTGATGGAGAACGTAATAAATACCAGATAGAGTTTAAAGATAATAAAATAGATAGATGGTTGTTATTTTTCCGTATATACGAAAATGAATGGAGCTTTATAGATATAATATTTGGAAGAAAAATAACATATGAAGAATATGCAAAAAAAGAGTTTATAAATCAAATGATAGTTTTGAATAAAAAAGTGAACAAAGAAGTAGTGTAGTGAAAAATAAAAACCATGCCAAACTCTCCTATCAAAAATACCTAAAAGAACCATACTGGCTAAAACTACGAGAAGCAGTCCTGAAAAGAGATAACTACACTTGCACCTCTTGTGGGTCAAAAAAGAATCTTCATATGCATCATGGAAAGTATAGGGGCTATTACAAGGAGAAACTGAAAGATTTAATAACTCTATGCAGTTTTTGCCACAGATACTACGAACATAGCATCTTAGGAAAGTTCTTAAAAGTAGGGTATCCAATACTATATATTGTGGTGAGTATCTCCATAGTATATTTGATTTTAAATAGTGCATAAAAAAAGCTACTCCGTTAAGAGTAGCTAAAATAGTCTATCAGAAAGACCAACCCAGAAATTTGTCTTGCGACTTGCCGAAGCATTTTTCAGCCCCGATGATAACATTAAAAACTTTCAAATATACTTAATAGTGCATAAAAAAAAGAGCAATTAAATCCTAAATTGTTTTTGTATGTACAGTCGTATCTATAGCTAGATATTTAATTTTCTTAAGTATCTTTTTAGTCTTTCTTTTATTTTTTTGAGGTTTAAATCCGTGCGTTTTAAACATAGTATTTAAATCAAAAAAGTCATTTCTTAGAGTGGGTGGCAAAACATAAGTCATAGCATTCTCCTTTATTTGTTTTGTAAAAATTGGTGGCAAAGCCTACTATGGCTTTGCAAAAAATTGGTGGACGTGGCTACTATGGATTTTGCCACATCATCTAAAGGCTATAGCTTTTTTATTAATTTAAACCACCTAAATGGTCTGCCTGTTTCTGAATAATCAAGTGTTTGAATCAATAATTTTTCATCTTTCATCTTTTTTAAGTATTTTCCAATCATTAGTGCATGAGCCTGAGGACTGTATGGAATACCTAGACTTTCGTTTTTCCAAACACCAAACACGAAATAACCAATATCGCTTGGTCTATAACCTGTATTGTCTTTCATGCATTCTAAAACTCTAGTTTTAATATCCAAGTAGTTCATTCTAAATTCCACCGAATGCAAAAAAAGAAGTTATGAATCCAGTCATATAACCTCTTTGATAGAGTGTTGCTTTTTTATTATGATAAATAACACCATTTTTAACTGAATATTTTTTAATATTACAGGTTTTTACAAATTCATTTATAGTTAGTTTCAAAGCATTTTGATTGTATTCTAATGTTTCGAGATTGTCCGTTTCTTCAAAAGATAACATAAGAAAATCAATCACATTAAAGCTAAATTTAAAAACACTACTGTTTGCAACATTATGGTCAAGTTTTGATATAAATTGAATATGCTCCATGACATCTCCTTAAATATTTTTCTTAACAAAATCATCCAAACTAGTAGCAGGAACTACAAATAAGTCCTGCTCTGGATATTTTGCATCTGCATTTTTAGAATGAAATCTTATAACTTCATTTCTACTTTTGCACTTTTTTATTATCGCTAAATCTTCTAGCCCATTAGGTTGGACTATAAGATATTTTACTTCATTACTCATGGTTTATAAATCCTTCTCCATCTGTGTAGAAAATACTAATATTTGCCTTGTGTAAAGCCAACACATTTTCGTCTGATAACTTTCCTGCAATTAGGATATCATTATTTATTTCATTGATAGTATAAGCATCTTTTGAAACAACAACATCAACTATTTGTGAAGTTAAAACATCGATACTAAACGCAGTGTTAGAAAAAGTGATCGTGTCCTTTTCAAAATCATCAAAATAACCAGTGCAAAACTTTTCTAAAACATTGCTAGAGTCAGTAGTATGTGGCTCTTCTGTTAAATCAGATACAAGTCTTAACATATCAAGAGAAAGAGAGTTTGTTTTACCAGTTGAAGAACTCATCAAATAAGAAAGAGTATCAAGCCCATGAATGTCATCAAAATCTTTTTGCAACTTATTTTTGTTGTCCAAAACTTTAGTAAAATACTTTCTAGCAATATAAGTTTTTACGCCATCTTTATTAAAATAGTAAAATCCATTATGCTTTTTGTCTTCAAAGATATCTAATACACTAGTATCATGTATTTCTGTATTTGAAATACCTTTACAATAAATTTCATCTTTTAAAGAATCAATAAAAGCTTTTTTGTACTTTTTAAGGTTTTTGTTATAAGAAGGAAGAGACGGTAAGAATGGAATAACATTTCTTTCTACCCATCCAACAGAACTTTCAGCATCATCAGGTATATCTTGAACCAAACTATCAGTTTCTTTATCATACCTCATCTCTTTAGGAACTAATTCTGGTATAGCTTCATATATAGATACTTCTGGAATTTGTAGTTTTTCAAAAGCGTTAAAGTCAAAAACTCTACCACCATCTACTTTATGTAAACTATCACCTTTAACAGAAGTATACCAAAACCCAAACCATAATACATTTTTCCCTAAAATTTTAACTAACTTATTTATGTCTGCATCAGTAGGTATAGCAAACTTAACATTAGGTTTAAACCTACTAGAAGAAGATGTGGCACTATCTACTATAACTTTTTCACTACAGCTAAATATTGGCAACCCTCTTGCAACTACATTGTCTTTTATGTTGCAACTATTTTGTTTTTTACAGTTTTTACATATCATTTTTTATCCTTTAATTTGTCTTCTAGTTCATCAATTTTTAATCTATACTCACTAATCATAGCTTGAGATTTTTCAATCTGTTTTGTTTGCCTATAAATAGAATTTTGCATAGATGTAACTTCTTCTATAATTTCATTTTTTATAGCCTGTATCTCGTCCGCATAATTAAACGGGATATATACCATCAGCAAACCTACATTTTTTAATATTTTCACAGCATATCCTTTTAAATAATGCCCATAACTAAACCAACTAACAATATTGTTGCACCAATGCTTAACATATCAATTTACCTCCATTTTATCAAATCTATGCCGAATATAAACAGCTTGGACATAAGTTTTGTGTATCTGTTCATATTTTACCTCTACAATATCACCAACTTTGGCAAATTCCAATACATCTTTTCCTACTGAAACTTTGGCAATTCTACCTTCTTTATCAGTGCACCAAAGCATTTTTTTAACAACACTTGTGATTGGTATATCTACAGAATAGTAAGGTTTAATTTTAAACGAATCAGTAGATTTTTTACCCTCTATGTGCATATGGCTAGGTTTTTTCGCAACTAAGCCCTCATATCCTTCTCCTTGAACTCTAATAAGTTCCTCTTTGCAAAAAGAATAAGGCACGTAAATATTTTCTACCACTTGGAAAATATCGCGATCTCCAAAATGAAAACATTGAAGATCATCAAGTCTATGTCTTGCATTTTGCTCAAACTCAATACTATCAAATATCATAAATTTTCCAGTAAGATTAAAAGAATTATCTTTTACAACCTTTTTGATCTCATTATCTGCTTGTGCAAGCTCTAAAATATTAAACTTACCTTCATTAATGATATATTCTGTTTCTATCTTGAAATCAAAAGGCAGCTCTTGAAAATTAACCCCTAGTTTGCATGTAAATTCTTTACCGCCTGAAGTATAAAAGGTTACATTTTTCCCAGTTTTGTGTATCTGAATATATACACCATAATACTTTTTGCTAACTAAAACCATAGTATTGCCACTAATACTTAACTTATCTGCATCTGTAGCCTTGCATTGTTTTATAAATTTATTCATGATTTACTCCTTCTAAATCTTTAATTATTAATCTCACACATTTCTCTTTGATGGACTCAAATATAAAAGCATTTCTTTTTTTTAGTCTTGTTAAATAAAGCGAATTAGTATTGCTCATTTCACTTATCTGCTCCTGTTTCAAAGTGCTATATATAAAATTGTATAGTGTAAGTTCCTCTTTATTACTCAGCTCTCTTGCTATCTTTAATGTCCTTTGATTTTCAGTAAAATTATATTTTCTTAGAAAATTTACATGTTTGTAATTGCTATCCATTTTATTTATCCTTTGTTTGTTTTTAAAAAATTGGTGAAGCCCATGCTAGAACTTTATCACCATTTGCGTATCATCTACGTTTTTTATCCTTCTTTATCATTTTCAAAACTTAAGGCACGATCTACTATCGCATCCCAACAATTAACTCTTTTTTTATGTCTCAATTTTTGTGTATCAGTGTTTAAGCTTTCAACACAACTTTTCTTAACAACTTTTAATCCTGTTCTTTTTTCGGGCTTTGTAAATTTAGTCATCTAGTAAACTCCAATCTAATTTACACTTAGTTATATATAATTTCCAGAACTTATCAATCTGCTCTTTAGAGCCATCATATAGCCTTAAAGGGTTCAAGTGCATATCAAGCTTAGAAACATAATATAACCCGTAGGAAACATCATAAAACACTCCTAAGATACGATTGTGTTGAACTATCTCTAAATGCTTAGTATTCTTTATCTTTTTCATGTCACTATTGTCTGTAATCATACACATAACTTATCCTTTTTTTAAAAAATTGTTGCTAATTCTAGTAGTAACTTTTGCATAATATTCCCTTCTATTGTGTTCTTTCTTTAAGACTTTCTATCTTACCTCTTTTTTTGTAGTTTGGACTGTTAGGTATTTCACCAGTATTATAGGCTTTAAGTTCATCTTTGGATAGATTATTGGAGATTTTACCTTCCCTAACCTTCTTGTTGTTTTCAATCGCATTGTTTAAAAAATATTTACCTAAATTCATAGTTTTTCCTTTAAAAAAATTGGTCGATAGTCTTACTATCAAATTTTCGTGCTACATCTACTAAGGTTTATTTAGTAGATGCTTTCTACTTACTATATATCTAGCTTATCAACTGTTTCTAATTCGGATATTTGTATAGTTAAATCTTTATTTTTGTAAATTATACAAAATTCAAATATATCTTGCCCACCATTAGTTTTAAAATCTAAATTTTCAAAATAAGATATTAAATCACTTTGCTTAATTACTTCTTTTTCTAATATTAGATATTTTCCATCTTCAAATATATTAACTTGTAGCATATCACTATCTATAATTAACTCACTCAATCCTTGTATTATATCTTCTTTCCCATATATCATAATTTTTCCTTTTAATTTCTAATTTTTCCAAAAGTGGTGGTATACACTACTACACACTTTTAACATTTTTGTGTTCTACTGTATAGACTTATTTGCTATATACTCTTTATACTCAATAGATGCTTTTATCTCTTCTATATACTCATCTATAGGTTTTAATGTGTCTTTTACTCCAAAGAAATCATAAGCAATAAAAGATGCAGTATCTTTACCATATGTCTTATTTAAGAATCTTGAAAAGTTTTCAATTTTTAACTTATCAGTAATAACTATATATAATCTACTGTAAAGAATACCATCAATAAGTTCAATATGAGCGTTTTTATCTTCATCACTCATAAACTCATAATAAAGATGTATATTATCTTTAGTGATAGGAAAATCTTGTATTATATCGTTTAGAGTTCCTCTTTTGTCATAGCCCTCATTAATACCATCTTTTAATCTATATACTAGCATAGAAAAGACATCATCTCTATGCTTAGATAAAGTGTAAACATGAGTATCTATCGTGACTTTCTTTTCTTGTATATTTTTGGAAAAATTGATGGGAGCTTCTACTATAGCTTTTTGATCTTCTTGTAGGTGAATAGTATTCTCCCTCCATTTTCCACAATAAAATAATTGTGGTACTTTATTATCCTTAGTATCATCTAATAATAAATATCCATCATATCCATTCACTTTATACTTATTTGCTTTTACTTCTTTTAAGCTAGCTGGATAAACTCTTTTTGCATTTTCTCTCAACTCTTCTAATGTAACATTTTCTAACATAATTTACTCCTCAGTAAAAATTTTCAAATTCCACATGGAACAACCAACCTCTAAGCTTATATATAAATTCAAAGAATCCATAAAAAAATCTAAAAAAATGATGGGGTATGCTACTACCTCTAAACGTGACTAAATTAACTCCAGTTCCCAACCGTACAAGCTACATGTAATTTCACGATCACTTGAAATACTATCAAAACTATAAAGCAATCCTATACCCTCATTATCTTTGTGAGTATGAGTAATAATTAAATCATCATGTACCCAATTCATGCAATAATAATTATCCTTTTTTTGTTGTTCACTTACTTTTACTTTTGTTCCTACTTTCAAATTCTCCATATTTGCCATAACTCTACCTTTCTTTTAAAATCCCAATAGGTTAAAAAGGGATATATTTATTTTATAACTTAACTATCTATTCTTTACTAATTTAAGTCTATCATTATTTTCAAGCCTTAAATACCCACATTCTTTTAATTTATCGTTTGTTTTACTCCAAATATCAATTTGATTAAGCCATAAATCCCTCTTAGTGTCATTAGTATTGAAACTTATCTCAACGCTACCATCTGACTTAACTTCTGCTTTTACACCATCTAAAAACTTTAATGTTATTACTTTTTCCATTTTATCCCCTTTAATTTTAACTATTTTTTATGCTTATATAAGTCTTTTTTACTTATAAAAGCATACCTATTATTTTTAAAAGTATATTTACTACTATCAACCTCTAGAAAATTATAACCGTATCTTCTTACTATTCTAACCATGAAAACCCTTTAATTGATCTACTTAGCTATTTTAAAGTCATATAGACTAATTCTATTGTTTTTAATCCGTTGAAAAATACTTTTTTTCTTGAATCCCACATGATGAGATCGAAATAATTCCAACTCTTTTAACCGTTTACCTGTGAACTTTTTCATAATTTCCCCTTTGATTTTAACTAATTTATATACTCAAAAAGCACATAAATAAACTAAAAATAATGTGGCTATAGCTCCTATAAAAAAATAAGAGCTAACCAAAACTTAAGAACCTATTTTTAAATCACATCTTATATCTTCATAATCATAAGAATTATTAACCTCCCTATTCAAATTCACTCGTAATGTATCCAGTACTAAAAGCAATTTTGATCATTGTTATCATCTCGTCCATATCTCCATAATTTTTAAGCTCGTGCAATACCTCTTCTAAAGATATATTGTTATCTTTCATTTGTTCAAATGCTTGTTTTCTTTGACCATTTTCTATACTTTCTAGAATCTCATCCATAATATCCACCTTTTAAATTTTTTGTATATGAAATATACTTTCATAAACTGTACTAAAGATAATACAGTTTAAAGAAATATATTGTTAAATTCTCCACTATCTCCGAAATTAACATGAAAATGATAAAGATCATCATTTATACATGAATAGCTAAGTATATTAAGTGTTGTTCTTTTACTTTTTTCTTTCATCCAATTTTCTATAAATGTTTTAAAGTTATCATCCGTATTAAATTTTATAGATTTACTTTGTTTAAATCTTGTATCCGTTATTTTGATCTTGTCTTTTAATAATTTAAAAGCTATTGTTTGTGCTTGTATTACTTGCATTTTGTTTCCTTTTTTATTTTTTAAGAATAGTAACTATTAATTACTATTCTAATGTTGTGTTAAAACTTCTTTGTTTAATTTTAGCCACTCCTTAAGCGTTGTTGTTGTTGGATATTTGCAAAAACTATTATAAGAAGTGTCTGATCCTCGACCCCATCTTATAGATTTAAAATCGCTATTAAATTGTAAATCACGGGTATGAAGTTTACAATTATCTATTTTGTACCCACCTCTGAAATCTGTTCTATCTCCAGAAATATGGAATAATTGCTTAGAGTCTTTTATTTTAATCCATACCCCCAAGAATGTATCTTTATATTTAATTTTACCATCAATACTTAATCCGAAATAATCATCAAAAGAAAGTTTAAAATGCCCTAACTTATTCCCTAGCTTTTGATTAGTATAACCCCTCGGTATTTCGCTTTTATCTGCATAGAATCCGTTACCATTATGTAAAAACATATCCAAAAGTATATCTTTAGTAGCAAAATCCATAATATAATCAAAGTTAGCATCTTTGATTGATACAAAGGTATCAAATATATCTATATCTTTACCAAATGTATCAATAAGAAAAGTCTCTTTATCTTTTAATGCTTTAATACCTTTTAATACTTCTTTACATTCTTTACTATCTAAAGTTTTACCGCTTCCAACTAATTCGCCTAATTTGCTATTTAAATCTTTTAATACTTCTTGCATTTTTGTCTTTATCCTTGTTTTTTCTTATTCTCTAACTATAAACATAGCTATAACTAACCTCTATAAATTCATAGAATACTTCATGTAAGTACTCTATGAATTTATTTATCTGTGTATTACATTTTTGTTTATAAAGTCACTATGAAACAAAACTATAAGCAAAAGCCAAATAGCTATACCAAATAACAGTATATTAATAAATATTTCTTTAATCTCTAATGGAGCAGTAGGGCTAACACCTGCCATAACTAGAAAGATAAGCACAATAGCAACAGTTGTTATAAGTAATAGTCTTTCAATAATGTTTTTCATAATTAAGCCTTTTGATTTAAAAAGGTGAAGCCGTTATTTTGAGGGGTCAAGATGTTTTAATCTCTTTTTGTACTGTAATTATATATGAATTACAAACCAATGTCAAGTATTTTGTATCAAATATGAAAGAAATTGTATTTTTTAGTTCCTTTTAAAAAGGAAAAGGTACTATATTGAAACGAAACTTAAGATAAGGGTGTTCGAAGCCCCGTCACTTTCCTCAGAACAAAATTTTTTAAATAGGTTTGAACTGAGTGAACAATAATAATATAGTAAATAATGGCAAATACACCAAATAGTCAAATATGCCAAAAAAAGAGATACAAAACAACTAGTATGACTATATTGGCAAATATACCAAAAAGTAAGGAAAAATTAAGACTTTTAGTGATATTATTTGGAAATAAAAACAACCATAGAGGTCAAAAATGGAAGATAAAACAGCATTTGAAGAGTTAGAGTCTAAACTAAGCACCACCCCTAAAGAGATATCGTCAAGGATAGGCAAAGAGTGGAGTGGATTCTACAAGACGTATAGAAGAATAAGCAACTTCAACTTCTATGAGATACTAATATATGGAACATTTATAAAGAAGATATTGGAAGAGTCAAATTTAACGATTGAAGATATAGTGGATCAGGTAAGATTATCTGCCAAAATAAAAGGATGAGATAATGTATACATTACAAACTGTTGCAACAGTATATTTTGATATATTTTTTGTGCTTTTTGTAATTTTCTTTACAGAGAAGGATGACGCTGAAATTATTGCTATTTTTATTGTGTTTCCATTAACACTAATGAATATAATAGTTTTTGGATTTAATAAAATAGTATAGATACTACAAAAGGACAGAAAATGATAGACATAAAAGAAGTTAAAGAGGATATAAAACAAGCAGAGCAAAAAATATCTAAAATACTACTAGAGTTAGGCGAGAAACATAAAGAAGATTTTTACTTTAATGCAGAGATAGAAAATAACCATGTATCTTTAATTGCAGGGGGACAGATGGTAGCATATGAGATAAGTATAAAACCTTGCATTCAAGGATTTTAAAAATATGCTAGAACAAAAAACTTTCATAGACAAGCAAAGACTATTAATATCATCAGAAGGAATACAAAAATACTTTTCAGTAGGAAAATCAACAGTAACATCGTGGAAAAAAAAAGACGGATTCCCAGAAGAAGTTGAGGTATATGGAGAAAAGGCTAAGTTCTATGACTTTGTGCAGGTTTTAGAGTTTAAGAAAACACTAAAGGATAAATTCAATCCAAAAGGTAGAGAGGTAAGTGTAGCTCCACCATCAGATAACTTACCAATAGAAGATACAACTATAGGTGGACTTGATGTAAGCAAAATAAATCTTAAAAATAGAGTGCATTTAAATATAATAGCAAAAACTCAAGGCGGAGCAGAATTTCTTGATGCACTAAAAATTGCAGAAGATATTATAGCTAAGTCACATAAGCAACAAGTAGAAGAGAAGAAGTATATAGTAGTAGGAGAACTTGATACGCTCATGAGTGAGTTTATGGCGATTATTCATAATAATATCACAGGAATGAGGGATCAACTTCCTCTGGCTCAACTAGAAAAACTTATAGAAAAAAATATAGTTGATCCAAAACTAAAAGAAGAGGGTATAAAGCAACTCAAAGAAGTAGCAGACTCGTATTTTGATACTATGTATAAACACTCTACAAGAACACTTTTCAAAGAAGTAGACACAGATACTATGATAGAGTTTTTTGATATGATGAAGAGTAATTATGAAGATATAGAAGATGTCGAAATTATAGAATAAAAGGATAGCAAATGATAACAATAGAAGCCAAATATAAAACAACAAAAGCAATAGAAATAATTAAGAAAATAACAGATAAAAAAGAGACTGTGTTATTTGTGTCAGATTTTAAAGCGAATAAAATAGGAGAATTAATAAGACAAAAACTAGTATGTAAATTTGACGTAAAAGATGTAACAAGAAATACTTTAACATTAAATAATGGTGCAAGAATAATAGTATATAGTAACGATGAGTATACAAAAATGAAAGTCATATCTGTGAAAAATATTATAATGGATAATTGCAAAGCACCTCAAGGCGTAATAGAACGTGCAAAAACATTTAAAGATTCAAATATAGTATTGGTAGTTAAAAAACAAAATATGAGTTGGCTTAAGACTTTAGAGATTAAGATAAAAAGAAGCATAGGCAAATGGTGGGTTAAAAACTTTGGAGCATTAAAAAAATGGGCTTCTAGTTAAGTGAAAAAACAAAATAAACACAAAAATGAAAAAGACCTCAGGAGAATAAACGAAGAATGGGTAGAGTTTGATAGTAAACTAGAGGCAAGAAGGTACGACTACTTATATTTAATGTTGAGAGCAGGAAAAATAAGAAACCTAACGCTTCAAAAAAACTTTGTAGTATTTGATGGATTTACACATAAAGGCAAGAAAAAACAACCTATCACATACACGATTGACTTTGTATATGAGCGTAAAACAGATGATGGATGGGAATTTGTAGCAGATGATGCAAAAGGCATGCTCACTGAACCTACAAGAATGAGACAAAAGATGTTTTTAGCTAGATATAGTGACGAGTATGTGGGTATAAATACAAGGGATAAGACGAAGAGATGGACTGAAAAGGAGTTTTAAAATGATAATAGACATAAAACTAGCAGAAAAATTTGCGAAAATAGATACACAATTCTTATGGGTGCAAAATGTAGTGGAAAACCATAAGAAAACAATAAAAGAAGGACTATCAGATAAATATATTGATACAGACGTAGTTAAGAATATACTTTTAGATGGAATGATAGCTAAAACGTTGGAAGGCAATGATGATATAAAAGAAAGTGTGGAAAATGTACTAAAGATAAGGATGTTAGAGATAAAATATAAAAACCTTATGGTAAAATTACATGAAGATAAAGAGTTTAGATACTCTATGATGAAAACAGATGGGAAAAAGGTGGAGTTTTAAGATGGAGACAATTTTATATGTAATCGGATTTATAGCATATACCGTGACTATATTTATGATAGGATTTGGGTTTTCAATGAAAGGGTATCGAAAAGGATGGGGCAGAATAGCAGACGAAAAAGAGAACCAGAAGAAGACAAGGAAAGATTCACTTAAAGAAACAGAGGTCAGATACTAGACTTGAAAATTTCAAAAAAAAGAAGAAAAGAACTATTATCAAATATACCTATAATTACTAGGATGCTTAAATGGGCTAAATCCATAAGTCTTAAGGAATTCGCAGAGAAGTATGTGCATCTACCATCAAATTCTCCATTTAATGCAAGAGAATTGATAAGTTTTTATTTAACGCCACATTTAATAAAAGTATTAGAATCAGTGGATAACGGAAGAACGCAAAAAATAACACTAATGTTTGCTTCTCAAATGGCAAAAACTACAGTTCTGTTTATAATTTTTGCAAAAAATGCAAAGATGGACGGTAAAGATTGTGTATGGATGATAAGTAAAGACAAATTAGTCTCTAAATACCAAAAAGCAAAGATAGATTCCCACATAAATGTAAGTCCTCATTTGAGAAACATGATAGAAGAAGCAAGGATAGAAGAAAACAGGAGTGCTAACAAAATAGGTGAATTGTCGCACGGAGGGTCACACACATTTCTTATTGGGTCAAAAGTAGATGATGATAAAAAGTCTATTACAGCAAAACTTATACTTGTAGATGAAGCAGATGAAATAGACGGATTAGCTGCAATAGCTCCTTTATGGCAAAGAGCAAAAACATTTCTAAAAGTTGGTGCAATGATGGTGATTGCATCAACAAAGAAGACCAAAAACGGAACAATTACCCAGAGTTTTAATAGTTGTGAACAAAAAAACTTTCTAGGGATGTATTGCCCTCATTGCTCAGACTTGATAGAAGTGGTATGGACTCAATTTAGAATAATGGAAATAGGAGAGTTTAAAGACACTTATGGATATGATGACGATACATTTACAGATGAGATAATGTCGGAAAAATATATCCCATTGGCTCAAAGTTTAGCATACTACGAATGTAATTCATGTGGTGAATCAATAACTAGCGAACAAAAAGATATGCAAATAAAAGAAAATAAAATAGAATGGATAGTTAAAGGAAACAAAAAAGACCCTAAAACAGTAGGCTTTAGTGCAAATTCGTTTTTGTCTTATTTTTTAAGTTTTGAAGATATCGCAACATCTTATTTAGAAGCTATAGTTCTAAAAGACCCTGCACTAAGAAGAGATGCACTAAAAGAACACTTTGAAGGATACTACAACGAACCATACGAAGAAGAGATAAAGGAAACTGTTAAAAAGAGTGATATATTAAGAATATCAAACGGGCTTGAAGAGAACATAATACCAGATGATACATATAAAATATTTATGGACATTGATACTCAGCTTACGCATTTTTGGTTTACTATAACAGCATGGCAATACGGGTCAATATGTAATGTAGTGGACTATGGAAGAGCAGAATCCTTTGAAGAGCTTGACATCATAAGAAAAAAACTACTCACAGATAGGCATGGTCAAATAAGATATGTAGATCACGTAACAATAGATAGTAGAGGTGTAAAAGAAAGAACAAAGCTGGTTCTTGAGTGGGTACAATTAATAGACAAAGAGGTGGGGCGACCAGATTATATATATGCTTCAGAGGGAGAAAGTGGTCAAAAAATGATACCCATGTTTGATTTTAGAACTATAAAAGGAACAACTACAAAGATACTGAAAATAAACAATCTTCAAGCAAAACTAGAACTTACAGATATGATAAATAGAAGTATAGAAAGGATTAAACATGATGACGGCGAAGTAGGGTTTGAAGAATCGCAACTTTATAAAGAAAGAATGTTTTGGATAAACAATAAGCCCGTGAGACTATTTGACGAGAGGATAGAGAAAAATATATCATCAAAAAGAGAAGACTTTGAAAGAATGATGACATCTGAACATTATATATATCATACGAATCCAGAAACAGGAAAAACAGATAATTTCAAATCTTATCAAAAGATAAACGAATCAGTAAGAAATGACTTGTATGACTGTATTGTTTCAAGTGTTACTAGATGGCACTCGTTAAGTTATCATCTAGTAGAAAAACCAAGAGAGTTAACAAAAAGAGAAATAAGACTAATGGATAGTAAAAATGTCCAATATCACACACCAAATGTATCAGAAAATGACCACTTTTAGATAGCTAGGCATTGAAGTGAGCAAGTTAAAAACTTGCCACTCAACAATATTATCTGTTTTTTTCTACGACCAAAGTGAATCCACTTGTTATAGATAAATTATTAGTATCAGCATTAGCCTCTATCCATATATCAGTTTTTTCAGGGATAGGAGATGAGAAATATTCTAAATCTCTATGTATGAAGCTCGTACCATCTGCTAAGATAGACCCTTGTCCTGCAACAATAGGAACACTGCCGTATTCTCTTATTTTTAGCCTAACTTGTGCTACTCCTCTATTTTGTCCAGAGAAGAAAGCATACAAATCTTCCATAAGTGCAGTATGTCCAGCAGGAACAGTGTAGCAAGATATCATAGTAGAATTATGCTCGATAGGAACTACTGCAAAAACATTGGCAGTATCAACAGATTGAGAAACTGTAATTTCCCCAAGGTTTTTACGTTTGCTATTTTCTTCGCTATTTGCAATTCCTTTTAGTGTATCACATCTAATTCCTGAAAAAGTAGTGACAACAGGTGTAAGCCCATTAAGTTCAACGTCTGCTACTTGTGGATTATAGTTTTCATCCAAATAGAACATACGAATGTATCCAAGACCAGTACCGCTTGGCTTATCTTCATCATTAGAAGATGCAAGTCTAAAAGTCTGTGCTTCGACAGCGTTAAATCCTGTATATTCTGACCCACCACCATTCCAGATAACTTCCCATCCCCCAGTATCTACATCTGAATTAAGACCGTATTTGCCTTTTACAAACTTACCTGAAACTCTACCCATTGCTAGTTCATGTTTATATTCTGTCATTTTTCATTCCTTAAAATTTAAATACAACATTATATATCACGTAAGCAAGATTTAATATTAAAATATATAAAATACAACCATCAAGACCACTTGCACAACAAGATAGGCAAATACTAACAAAAGTTGAAATCACACTTTTAAAAGGAATATAATGCTAGATATAAAATTACTCTCCTTGTTTTGTTTAGCATTATTTATTATCGAATAATGGCTTACACAAAAGAAGAAATCCAAGAACAAAAAGATTTAATAACTGCATTGAAAACAGCAGTATCTCAAGCAAGAGCTACAGGCGGTGTACACAAGTTTGAGCAAGGAACTACAAGGCTAGAAAAAGCAACACTTCCTCAGCTGCAAAAACTATTAAATGAAGAAAAAAACACACTTTTTAGAATGGAGGATATCTAATGAATACTCCATTATATTTAAGTAGATCAACAGCAAATTATCTTCAATCTGCAACACTAGGTGCAAAAGCACAAGCAGCAGATGCAGAAAACAAAGATATAAACTCAATAATAGATGAAAAGACAACATTAACAGATAAAACAAGATATATGAATGCAAACATCAGTTCAATACAGGCGATTATTCAAACATTTGAAGCTGGTGTTGTAGGAATAGATGGAGATGTTCAGTTTAAATTTAAAGACAAAAAAGGTATTTTGGATAGAAAAAAGAACGATAAAGCTGAAAAAGATTGGAAACTGTTTTGTAAAAAAGAGTTTTTTTCAGCAGATAAAATGTCTCACTTTGTTGATACTTTAAGACAAGTAGTCAGAGCAGAAAAAGGAACAGAAGGAGAAGTATTGTTACTTCACATATTTGACCCGTCTAAAAAGTTCAAATATACTACTAAGTTAGTAGAAACATCAATGATAGATATAAGCAAAGATAGACATGCTGAGTACGATGAAAAAAACAACAAAACAAAAAACGCAATAGTTGGCGGTATAGAGCTTGGAGACTACGAGGAACATATAGGAATATGGGTATATGACAGTCAAGAGAAAGCAAACTCTATTTTTTATAAAGAAGGTCAATATACGCTATACTTCAATCCTCACTTAAGAATAAACCAAAAAAGAGGTATATCACAACTTAGTGGAGTAATATCAACAATTCAAAACACTATGACGTACACTGATACAGAGCTTCAGACAGCAAGCAAAACAGCAAAGTCTCAGTTTGTGCATAAAACACCACTCATTAAACCACTAAGAGAAAAACAAGATGCTTGGTGGAAAAGTAGATTTAATACTAATGAGTTTGCAAGCATTACTGACTTTAGCACAGAAGACCAGTCAAATAGTCCAACTGCATATATTGGACTAGATGAAGAGCTAAATGTATTAAATAAAGGCAACAGAGACTCTACATATAATTCATTTTTAGATAATCACGACAATGTAATAGCATCAAACTTCAATATATCAAACAATACAATCTTGAAAGGCGAAGGAAAAGCAGTATTTGCAGTAGTAAAAGCCCAAAAACAAGAAAATGAAACAAGATTTGGAATAGAGAGAAACAATCTTATAAATAAACTTGTAGATGATATTATAAATAATTTTATACTTACAAACTATTCAAATTGGGGAATAAGTACAGATGATTTTTATGATGATAAATACAAATATTACTATCAGTATCAAATAACGCTTGGGACTAAAACAGAGCTAGATGAAGTAAAATCTGCAAATGCTAGAAAATTAAACTTAGCAAATAAAACTATAGACCCTTATCAGTCAGCACTTCAACTAGGAAATGATTATGATACTGTAATAGAAAACAATACTAGGGCAAAACTAAAAGAACTAGAAGAGTTGGAAAAAATAATAAAAAAACTCAAAGAAGTAAATGAAAAGGGTGCAGAATTGGGAATGAGATTCAAGCTTGATGAAAACAATAATATAGTTTTAGATGAAACTGTCATAGATGTTGAAGTTTCAGAAACCAAAGATAAGGAGGTTGAAAAATAATGAGAATACTGATAGATGATGATATATCACCTTGGTATGGAATAAGTGCTGACAGTATAGACAGAAAATTAAAGTCAGCAAGTGGAGATATCACTGTAGAGATATCATCAGATGGTGGTGACGTTTTTGAGGGAGTAAGAATTTTTAATCTTCTTAAAAATTACACAAAAGGTGAGATTACAACAGTAATAATGAGTCAAGCTATTTCTATATCTAGCTACATATTTTTAGCGGGTAAAAATAGAATAGTATACGACAACTCTACATATATGATACACAATGCTTCTAAAGGAGCTTGGGGCGATTATAGAGTTATGTCCAAAAATTCAGAATTACTAAGAAGTGTTACGGATATTGCTATGAGAGAATATGCAAAAGTATCAGGCAGAGATAGTTCAGAGATTGAAAAAGAACTAGATGATGAGACATGGTTTTTTGGGAAAGAAATACTAGACAAGGGATTTGCAACGGAAATTAGAGAGTCTGGAAAAGATGTAAGTTCATCCAAGAAAGAGACAATATTAAATTTCAAGCAACAAAAAACAGCGTGTGATGCTAGAAATTCAGAACAGTGTCTTAGAAATTATAAAAAGGACGACAATACAAGAGAGGATATAACGCAAATCCTCGAAGGTTTAAACCAAATTCAACAAAAGGAAGAAAATATGGAAGTAAAATTGGCAGACGTGATCAACTTCATATCAACAGCAAACAGTACAGACAAGGCACTTATCTTGCAATCAGCAGGAGCAGTGGATGAGGTGGCACTAAAATTGAAGACAGATGAGATAACAAAATTATCTAATCAATCATCAACTTTTGAACAAAAATTAAAAGATAATGGCTTAGCATTTGAAAAAGCAATGGTTTCAGCAAATGATAGCATGAAAACTGTTCTAAAAATGGCAACTGACTCTACATACTCAGCAATGAGTGCAACAGATAAAGAAACAGTTTTAGGTACAGTTAAATTATTAAATGATGGTACTTTTGACAAAGCAAGTTTTGAAAATGCTTTATTGAAAGCAACTTTGGCAAGTTCTGCACCGCAAGGTGGTCAGAATCATAGAGATAGCGGTGATGATTATTCAGAATACGAAAATAATCAAGATACAGGAATAGGAGGAAATGAATAATGGCAATTAAAACACCAAGAATAACTACAAAAAAAGCAAGAGAGGGATATCTTGCTAAAAAATGGGATGGTCAGCTAATAGAGAATCACATGATTATAGCATCAGACACATCTTTTGGTAGAGGAGTTATAAGAGTAGGCGACCAAGAGGTTCAAGTACCAGATAGAGGCAACTTGCTTGGAAATGGTGCTACGTCAGATGAAGCTAACAAGTTTGTTGGGATTCTGAAGGCATTTGAAATCGCAAGAGAAGATTATGAGCTAAGTGGTGCAGTACCTATGCCAACACTAGCTTCACCAGTAGGTAGAGATGACATATGGTTCGCAGAAGAAAACACTGTGCAAGGAATTATGGTAGTTGGATATATGGGAGCTATCTCAGAAGAAGCAGTAGTAGCAGGTGACCCAGTAACTTTAAGAGTTGCAAATGTAGATGTTCCAACAGGAAAAGTTTTAGGTGGTTTTGGGAAAACAGCAGTTGCAGATGAAGCACTTGTTTTGACAGGACTTACATGGGGTGCAGATTCAGACGCTCTTGGTGAAAATTTCATCATAATGAATATTAAGTAAGGATGGTAAGATATGGATTTTAAAAAAGTCGTATTAGCTAACGAAAATGGGATTAAAACAGAGGTAAGCCAAGATAGCAGTGTATACACTCCTACTATGCTTAAAGGTATTATAAATGAGTCGAAAGATTGGAGACAAAAACTTAAAAATACAACAGAAAGTCAAGCGATCCATGGAGACATTGAGCTATCTAGCTTAAATGCAAACAACAATATACCAATTATAGGAAGCACAAAGTCTGCAACGCTAGATGTTAAAACAGGAGGAATCACTCAAGGTCAAATTGTATTGTCACTGTTAGATAATCTAGTAGGTAAAGATCAAGAGACACAAGTAAAAGATGATTTAAAAGCCTTAATGTATCAACAGTATTATGCTCTTGATGATATGGTGTACGGAAATGTAGGAAAATATTTAAACCAAGGAATCTACGGGCTTGTAACAAATCCACAAGTAGTGCATGATTCGTCATCTCTTACAGGGATATATTCTGCAAATACAGCGGCGGATATTCTTGAAGATTTAAAAGAATTTATTACTGGATATTATGATTCTATAAATGATGACACGTCTGTTAGACCAATAAATCCAAGTGCATTAAATGTGACAGTAAAAATTCCTACTGTGACTATGAGAGTGTTGATGACAAAAGAGTTTGTAAATACTACGGGTAATCCTATGGAAAACAAAACAGTTCTTGAAGTTATTAAGTATTGGGTTACAAAAAATGGTTACAAAGTAACTTTTGAAGAAGATGCTGGAATGGATTTAATTACTCCTCAGGATGGAAACGGTGCAACTTACAAGGTTATGATGATTGGAGTTTTTGCCAAAAACTATATCTCTTTGGAGATTCCAAACTCTCCAAAAAGAGCAGGGCTTCAAGGAAGCAAAACTGATTGGGGATTTGATATTAAAAATGAAATTGCATCAGTTGCATACACTATGCAGGTGCTTGGTACTCAAATAATGAGAGCAAATATGTTTGAAACAAGAGATGTGTAAAAGCGTCTCTTAATCATAAAAACAAATAGAAAGGATAACAATGATAGTTTTTAAAAAAAGGGTAAAGTTTGTGGGGAAAAAAACAGATGAAAATACCTTTATTTCTCAAATAAACAACAGAATGTACTCAGATGCAGAACTAAGAAGAGGTGGTCATATTTGGATTAAAGAAACAAAAAAATTCAAAAACAGAGTAAAGGCAGGGATAATTATATCAGCTACTGAAAATGTAAAAAACATAGATAGTGACCTCGCTAAAATTGCAACAGACCTTGATATAAACTTTGATGATTCTATTTCTCAGTCTGTATTGGAAGATATGGTAAGAGCAAAACAAGAGGAGATCTTAGAAGAAAAAGAAGAGACTAAGGAAGTTCAAAAAAAAGAAGAGACACCAGATGTTCCACGTGGAACAGATGACGAACTTGAAGAAAAAAGAACACTAGTTGAAAAGCTTCAAGCTAAAGGTGTTCAAGGTGCTTCTGTAAAATGGAAGCTAGATACTTTAAAAGCGAAACTTGCAGAGACTAAGTAATGCTAGATAATATAATAGAACAAATGCAAAGTATTGTAGCACTATCAAGTACTGCAATTGCACCTTCTATTATATATCAACACAGAACAAATTCATCAATAACTGAGGTTACAAATACTTTTGCAACTACAAAATCTCTTAAAAACTACAAGGTAGAAGATGAGATTTTGCACGATGCAAGAGAATTTATAATATCAAGGCATATCACTATTGATGACAAATTAGAATTTCTAAACAAGTCAGCTAAAAAGAATGATACTATTTCTTATGATGGTAAGATTTGGTATGTAGTGACAGCAGAAGATGAAGATGTAGAATTAGTACTTGTATGCACCGCAAATAGTCAATCAATACCAATGCCAAATAAAAAGTTTCATCTATGAAAACTAGAATGGATTTTATGGACGAAGGTACTGACTTTATGCTTGAACTGAGTAAAAGAAGTTTAGGCTTAGTAAAACAAGGACTGCAACAGGCATCAGCAAAAGTAGCAAAACAGTACAAAATAGAGATTGCAAAAGAGACTCCATCAGAGTGGGGTAGAGCAAGTTTAAATGGCAAAGGTTATGTTTCTTTAAATGATAGAAAAGATAGGTTTGGTGACAAGCATAGCGATAGAACTGGTAAAAAGATTATCAGTAGCAAAAAGAGACATGGAAACATAAAAGACCATGTGACTTTTTATGTTCCACCACATTTAACAGGCTTATATGCAGTAGTTGGTGGTGGTCACAAATCATTTCAGCCAAGAGATTACAAAAATGGTGTAGACGTAGGTGCTTTTGGAAAAAGGCAAACTGCCACATCTAAAGAAACTTTAGCAATATTAACAAAGCTTGACCAAGGCGAAAAGAGAAATCTTTCAGGAAAACAAAGAAGAGCTTTAGCTAATACTGTTACAAAAACAAAAAAAGGCACTTATTATTTCAGAAATTGGAAGCAAGTGCCAACAACGATCGAATTTGAGGGTAGATTTTTCGTAAAAAGAGCAAGACAAAATAGCAGAACTGATGCACTTGCAACGATAAAAAAATTACACGATTCTCAAATACAAAAAGCAGCAAATAGCATAGTAGTAAAACCTACAAGGATAGCAGTATGACAATAGACTCATATAAAATATGTTTAGCAATAAAAGAAGCCTTAAGAAGCTTTGAAGTGGCTACAGTGGAAACAAACCCAGTAACTCAATATGCTTTAACACATTTTGGGTCAAAACCAACTGTTTCAAACCAAGTAGCGATAAATAAAAGCAACTATAGTAGACCGTATATTTTTATAAATGATATTGGTCAAAACAAAAAACACATGAACACTATTCAGATAGATATAGACTTCTCATTTGAGGTAGATGAAATTGTCGAGGTAGTGGATGGCGATACAGTAGAGTACAAGGATTATTTCAGATTATCTGAGTGGGCTACTTTAGTATCAAAAAGAATACAAGACAAAGCAAATATTTGTATTCCAGTGGTTCAAGAACTATTTAGACCAGATGAAGTACAAATAGGATTGAATGAATTTAAGGGAACTTTGCAACTCACATTAGAGACAGTAGTTCCAATAAAAAAGTGAGGTAAAAATGTCAATAATTTTTTTAAAAAGCCATAAGATAAACGGAAAAGAATATAAAAAAGGTGATCCATTAAAAGTTCACAAAGATACAGCGGATGACTTAGTGTCAAGAAAAATAGCAAAATATGAAAAGAAGGAAAAATAGATGGCAGCAAAAACATTTAGAGCGGACGAGATAAGAATTTCGGTTCAGTCAACATTAGGGGAACTAAACTCAAATCCAAAATGGTTTACACTACCAGCAGCAAGCTGTAATGTAAAAGCAAGTGAATCATTTATTGATATAGATTCACTTTCAGCAGGTGGAGAGCCAACAGGTAGTTTTCTATCAGGTATCGAAGATATTGCAGGAAATATCTCTTTTAATATGCAATATGCACTTATGGCATTTGTAAATGAGATAGCGATTGGTTCAGGGACAACAGTTGACTTAACAAGTGATACATGGGGTGCTTCTACTGTATATACGGTAGGACAAGTAGTGCATGGAACAACACCTGCAACAGATGACCTAGTGGTTGATTCGATAGTTGGTACTGGAACAAGCGGGGCAACAGCACCAGATACAACATCTCTTGCAGACGGAGATACTATAGTTGACAATGAAATTGTATGGAAAGTAAGAAAAGCAGTTATTAATAAAACTACTGGTGGTATTGAGCAATGTCAAACAAGATTTGCTATTGAGGTAAAAGTAACAGCAGAATGTTCAGCGGATACATACTACTTTAGAAAACTAGACTGTGTTTGTGGTTCAGCTGCATATACATTCGCAAAAGATGCAAGTATGATGAAAACAGACTTGGCTGTTGTTGGTGCAATATCTGAGACAAACATTAAGTCAGATGGAACAATAGATTCTGCTTATAAAGACTTTGAAACAATCATAGGAAATTCAAAACTTGAACTTGAAAATGGAGTATATATTAAGCAAAGCGATATTGACTTTACTTTAAATGGTGCAACGTCTGATTACGTATCATCATTCTCTATGACTATTGATAACAGCGTAGAAAGCAAGAATTTACTATCTAAAGACAATGGAAATAACACTAAGTGTATATACTCAGGAAAAAGAACCGTAACGGGGAGTGTAGACGCAATGTTCGATGCAGTAATCTTTGGTCAAATGGATGGAGTAACAACTCAAGAAGCGGTAGTAACTATGGATATGGGTAATGGTGAGTATTTAGAGTATAAACTACCTCATATTAAATTGTCAAAAGATGAGCCAGACTTTTCAAATGAAACAGTAATGTTAGCACCTACATATGCAGCAGAATACAAGGCAGGTGATGGAAGTGCATTGCAGTACGAAGGTCACTCAACAGCAGTAGCTTTTAAGTAAAAAGTAGTGGGGTTTGGTAAATCCACCGTATTTGTACCCCACACTTTATAGTGTAAAACAAATAAATAAAAGGATAAAAACAAATAAATAAAAGGATAAAAAAATGTTAAAAGAATTAAAAAAATTCCCAAAAGAGATGAGAGAAGCGTACAAAACAGTAACAAATAGACCAGATGAAAATACACCATCAATTATACTTAGTATAGTTGGTATTGATACAGGTGATGAGGCTGATAAAGTTTCTACAGGATTTGGAATAAATATGATATGTGATTTTGTTGACCCAAAATTACTAGATATGGATTTAGATGAGAGAGAAAACAATCCAGAGATTTATATGGAATTTGCACTGCTTGTAGCAAGAAAAATCACTCACCTTATAGACTTAGATACAAACAAATCTAAAGACTTGGATTTTTATGATAACAATAAAATGATTACAAAATTAAAAGCAAGAGATTTTACAACATTAGGTGATTTAAAAGATTTATCTACTTCTGAGAAGGCAGATAAACTAGCAGAGTTTTATGGGGTAAAAGATAGTGATGACTATAATGCTCTTACAGAATGGGAGAAGTCTCTTTTTGTAGACAAAGCACTTTCAAGACAGAGCACTTATCTGGAAAAGAACTAGCCCTTTATATAGAATGGAAATCAAGTGAGAATATAAACATATATGCTGGACTAAGTAAAACAGCAGATAGAAAAAGAAAAAGATTAAAAGGTGAAGAACTTGAAAGATTCAATAAGAGGCTTGAAGATTCTTCACCACCAATCCCAACACAGCTAAAATCACAAGAAGCTATGTTTTTCATAAGCAAAGCATCAAGTAAATTTAAAAGTTCAATGATGGGGTTTGCTGGATTAGATAGGGCGGAAATAAATCTGTCTTATTTGAACTACAAAGATGAATTTATGGAACTCACAGACCTAGATGATATAAGATGGGCAATAGAATACTTAGATGAATGTCTAAGTGAATATTACAATAATAAAAAGGAAGATTGATGGCAGATATAACCACAACGCTAAAAGTAAAAGACCTAGCAACAAAAGATATAAAAGCAATAAGTAAAACACTTGAAGAGTACAGGTCTGTCCATCAAAAAACTGCTGATACTTTTAAAGCAGATAATAAAACTATGGAGAAATCCGAAAGAGATTTAACGTCTGCTTTAAAAGAATTAACAAACAACAGAAGAAAAGATATACTTACACTATCAACTACACTTTCAGGATACACAAAGGCTCAAAAAACAGAGCTTAATAAGCAAGTTAACAACAAAAAAATACAGCTTCAACAAATAGAAAGTCTAGAATTAAAGAATCATCAAAAGATGGAATCACTTATGAAACAACACAAAGTTTCAACAGCATCAGGAGCAATGCCATCTACGTCTTTAGTTTCAGATATAGAACAAAGTAAAAAATTAAACGAAAGGATTATTGCACAAAAAGAAAAACTAACATCAGATTTATTAGCAATAGATGCAAGCAGAATTAGAACAACTTACGCAAAACAAGAACAGGCAATAAAACAAGAGTTAGACCAATTAAAAGAAAAAAACAATAAAATTAGAAGTTTCGCAAATAGCGAACTTAAAACAAAACAAAATCAAATAGCAGAAGCAGAAACACTGCTAGACAAGCAAATACAAATAGAAAAAGAGGCATCAAACACTCTTGAAAAGCTACAAAAAGAAAAAATACAATCACTAAATAAAGAAACAATAGCAAAAAGAAAAGCCAGAGAAGAAACAGAACTAAATAAAAAATCACTAAAAGAAGAATATCAACGGTTATACGAAAACACAACAGCAACAAATAATTATAATTCAGCAGTAAAAAAACTAAACACTATGAAAAAAGCAGGAGCTATAGGGGGAGAAAAATACGCTACTGCACTAGAAAAAGAAAAAGCTAGGCTAAAAGAGGCAACTTTAGCACAAAAGGCACACTCAAAAGCTACGGGTAGTGCAACAAATACATTAGTAAGACATTTAAGACAAGTGGAAACTTTAGCAATAGGAATATACGCACTGGTAAGTGCATATCGTGCTACTATTGGAATGGGTGTTGAGCTTAACAAAACTATAGAAAATAATTCATTTGGTCTTGCCGCACTTATAGCAACAAATACAAAACTTGTAGATAGCCAAGGCGAAGTAGGAAACGGAACTGATAGATTTAATGCTTCGCTTTCGCTTTCGCAAAAAACAATGCTAGACTTAAAAGATGCTGCAAAAGAGACATCAGCAACCTTTCCAGAGCTTTCAAGTGTATTTCAACAGTCAATAGGATTCGCTTTAAAGATGGGTCAAGGGTTTGGTAAAACAACTCAAGATATCATAGATAACACAATAGAAATAACATCATCGCTTACAAATATGGGTAGTGCAGTAGGAATGAATGCAGAGCTAGTATTAGAGGAAGCAAGATCGTTATTTTCGGGAGACGTATCAAGAGATTCAAAACTTGCAATATTATTATTTGGAACTCCGACACAAGCAAACAAAGCAATAAAAGACGCAAAGAAAAACGCAGAAGATAGCGTGGGTGCAGTTTATAACGTAATGAAAGATAGACTTAAAATGTTTGAGAATCTTAAACATATAGACACCTATCAAAGAGCAATGGATAAGCTAAAAGCAGAGTGGCAAGAGCTAATGATGGATTCTGCAAAACCTCTTTTTGATGATATTAAAGATTCCGCAAAAGAGTTGTTGCAAATACTAAAAGAAAATGGTGCAGAGATAAGAGATACTTTTAGAAGTGCATATCAGTTTGTAAAAGATGCAGAGCCTTATGTTAAAACACTAATAGAGATGTTTGTAGCATATAAAGGTTTTCAAGCAACAAGAGCAGGGTTCGAGATAGGGTCAAGAGCAGTAGATGGTGTAAAAACATTTGCAGGATATTGGGAACTAGCAGGCAAAAACGCGGATGGAACACTAAAAAAAGTAAGAAAAATAGATAAAATAAAAGATGTGTTTTCAGCTATAAATCCTTTTCCTAATCCTTTTACATTATGGGCTGCTGGAATTACAGGAGTTATTGTTTTATTAAAAGAATTTCATGATTATAAAACTGCAATACAAGAAGAAAGAAAAGTAGACTGGTCAAAAAGTTTAGTATCAGAATATAAAAAAGGTGCTTCGAGAGACGACCTGATAAGTGAAAGGCAAAGCATAAGTGATAGAATAAAAGTATCTACAGATGTCATCACGAAAGGATATGATAGATATGGCACTCTTGAAAAGTCTTTTATTCAGACTCATATAGAAAATATAAGTGCATATAATAAAGCCTTTGACGAGATACAAGACAGAATAAATAATGTTCCTGAGCAAATAGAAGAGGCAAACAAAAGAGTAAAGGCACTTAAAAAGAAAACACAACTGGAAGCTTCAATCGGATTTGATGACGATGTAAGAAAAAAAATCGAAGAAGCCACTATAGAAAGAAAAGGCGAGATATGGAAGATAGATCAAGAGATAGCTAAAGTAAGAAAGTTTATATCTGATACGGACAAAGCAATACTTCAATCGTCAGATAAAGAGTCTAAAAAGGAATACAAAAAAGAGCAAATAGAAGCTTTAGAACTTATCAAAGAGCTACAAAAAGACATTGCAAAAATAAATAAAGAAACCGCTGATAAAAAGAAAAAAACACTAAAAGATTTCAGAGATGAAATGGAAGCAGAGAGAATATCCGCACAGGAAGCAGACCCAGATAATATAATTACTAAATTTGAAACCATGTCTAAAGAATTAGCAAAGTCTAATAAAGAAAGTTTAAGTCTTGCTGATAATTTTGACAAAATAGAAAAAAGTATAGCTAAGTCTCAATCTGTGGCAAATATAACAAGAGATATAGACACGTTCGGTATGAGTCCAGAAACAAGAGGAGAAATGTTCGCAGGACTGTTTGATATATATGAAGGCTCAGATCAAGAAAATGACCTTTTGAAATGGATAAATAAAATAGAGTCAGAGTTTAAAAAAATAAGAATCGATCCTATAAAAATAAAACTAGAAGGAATGGATAAAATAATAGATGATATAAATGATATGAACTCAATCATATCATCATCTGATTCAGGTATAAAAAAAGAAGCACAAGTACTAATGAGCTTTGCGGATATAACAGCACAGTATCAAAGAGATAAAGTAGAAGGCAAAGAAAACGAACTTAAAATGATAGGTCAAATAGCAGGTGCATCATCAGCTTTATTTGAACAAGGCAGTCGAGAAGCAGCAGGACTGCAAGCGGTTCAATCAGCACTTGCAGTAGTTGAAGGTGCAACAGCAGTAGTACATCAGATGTCAAGCGGTGATGTATATACAGCAATACCAAGAGCAATAGCAGTAGCTGCAATGGTAGCAACAACACTGTCTCAAGCAGGGATAGCGTTTGGAGCAGGAACAACATCAGTATCATCATCATACGATGCACACGCTTCACAAGTAGCAAATATAGGCACAGGTTCAGTACTAGGTGACTCAGACCAAGCAAGTGAATCTATATCGAACTCACTGTCTATACTAGAAGATATGGCAGTGCCACAACATAGACTTACTTCGCAAATGGCAGACCACTTAGCATCTATAGATAAAAAAATAGGTGGACTATCAGCGAATATTTTAAAAGCAGCAGGGTTTGCAGTAGGTGAAGGATACGTAGGTTTTGAGAGTTCTACAGGTCAAGATTTGACAGTAGAAAAGATATGGGGGACAATAGATAAGATATCACCATTTTTAGGAACAATATCTCAAGCGGGAGATATCTTTAATGACTTAACAGGAGGAATAACAAATACAATACTTGGAGGGTTGTTTGGGGGAGGATCATCAACATCAAGAACATTAGCAGATGCAGGACTTACATTTCAATCTCAACTAATAGAGGCAGCTATAGGAAATCTACAAGGTAAATCGTATCAAACAATATTAACTAGAATAGAAAAAGACGGCGGATGGTTTGGTTCTGATTCAGTAACAAATATTTATAATACTCAGCTAAGAGGTTTAGAAAGAGAAACAAAAAGACAATTCGAGTTAGTGCTTGGATCATTATATGACACGGTAATTACATCAGGTGGAGCATTAGACGTAGCAACAGAAGATGTAAAAGCAGAACTTTCAGACTTCTATGTGGAACTTGGAAAAATATCTCTAAAAGGTAAAACAGGCGAGGAGATACAAGAAACTTTAACTAACATATTTGGAAAAGTAGGGGACGAGATGGCACTTGAGGCTTTTCCTGTTTTAGAGTCTTTCCAAAAGATAGGCGAGGGTATGTTTGAGACGCTAACAAGAGTTTCAGCAGGTATGGAGCAGGCTGAATATTTTATAAATAGACTAGGATATGATTTTGAAGATGCAGAATATCTTGACATAGTAAATAAACAAGGTGTAGTTTCGATAGAGGCACTTACACAGTCAATTATAAAATATGACGAATCAGTATATGGTGCAAACAACTCAGTAGTTCAAATGATAGACATGATAAACACATCAGCAGAAGATGTGTTTGAGACATATGAAGCGTTTAATGATTTAAGAGATCAACTATCTCTTATGGGTCAGGATGCAACTTATCTAACATCTCAAATGCTTTTAGGAGCAGGAGGACTTGAAGAGTTATCAGATGCTATGTCAAACTACTATGAAAACTTTATAAATGATAACGACAAACTAGTATTATCTACACAAAAAATGAATAATGAGTTTAAAAAACTAAATTTAGCAATGCCAGTAGGATCAAACGGATTTAAAGACCTAGTAGAAGGTATAGATATCTCAACAGAGGCAGGACAAGAGCTGTATGGAAGAGTATTGCTTCTTTCAGATGGATTCGCAGAACTTTCAGACCAAGCAAAATCACTTTTAGATGACGAAAGAGATAATGCTTTAGAATTGGCTTCCCTAAGAGAAAAATATCAAGAAGAACAATTAGGATTTTTCAATACTGCAATAGATGCAGTCAGAAACTTGTCAAATACTTTCGACAACATGATAAATTCTATAGATGATACGATAGCAAGTTTATTAGGGGCTTCGGACAGTGCAGATGCTCAAGATGTATTGATACAAACTTTTTGGGCTAAAAAAGCAGAAACTGAGTTGTTACTTGCTAAAGATGGAGACTTAACAGATACAGAATCAAGAAGACTTCAAGCACTTATAGGAGATATTCAAGGACTATCTACAAATATACAAAATGCAAATATAGGCGACAACACGCAAATCACAGGCGAGCTAGTAAATGAACTTTCATATTTGCAAAATGAGTTGAATTTTGACAACCAAATACTAAAAGCTCAAATCGTAACAGCATCAGGGCAAGATATAGATGTATCAACAGATGGTGTACTTACTGAATTATCTAAAAATATGGCAGAATACAACAGAACAATAGCTGAAAAACTTACACAAGATTCTACGCTAGAATTTTCAGATTTTAAAGCAGGTGGTCTGTTGTCTACAGCAGATGAGATAGCATTTAGACAATCATTTCAGGCAGAATCAGCATCTACATTTTCAAAAGAGCTAGAAGATTTAAGAGTAAACTTAGCATATTTATCGCTAGAAACAGTAAATACTACAGACTTTTTAACAGATTTATCGTCCGCAAATAATGTAGGTTATAAAAATATCATAGAATTTTTTACATCTATGGGGGAAATCCCACAAGAAATAAAAACAGTAGATATGATATCAAATTGGAATAATTTAATATCATCTGGAGATTTTGAAGGTTTTGCAAAGTCAGGAGCATTGCAAGACGAAGATTTTATGAGTGATACTTTTGAAGATTATAGAGACATATTAAATGCAAATCTAGTAGGATATGAAGATTATGCAAAAAAGTATATGAATTTTGATGAGTTGTTAAAATACATGGATGCTTCAAAGCTTCAAGAAGAGGGAAGGTTTTGGAATTTAGAAGCATTAAAAGACTTCATGACTGCTTACGCAGATGAGGGGTTTAAGAGCATGAAAGAACATATGGGCTTCTATACAAGTGCATACACGAGTGGTACATTTGATTCCAGTATGCTGAATCAAGAAATATTGGATAGTATAGAAGATTTTCATGGCGGATTAAATACAGAATTGAGTGCATGGAAAGCATATGCAGACGGAATAAAAGAATTAGGAGGGTATCAATATTCCGAAGCTCAGGTAGAAAATCTGTTAGAAAATGCAAGATGGTATTTAGAAGAAGCAGGATACAAAGCACTAGATGGGTCACACTACAGCGGTCTAGCAAATGTACCATTTGATGGATACAGAGCAGAACTTCATAAAGACGAAAGAGTATTAACAGCAAGAGAAAATAGAATATATACAAACAATTTGACATCAAATAATAATAAAGATATAATTGTGGAATTAAGAAGAATTGATGCAAGACTTGCAAGTGTTGAAAATATATCTAAATCCATAAATGGAATATTGGACAGTGCGAAAACATCAAGACCATTCAGAACAAAGGTAGTTGCATAATGAGATATTTGATTCCTTATGACTTGACAATATCAAATAGCAATATAGGAGAGTATGAAAATGCAGACGGCACTACAAATACACCTTGGAGTAGGTCGGAAACGATAAGCGGTGCGGGTGTAGTAAGGCAATATAACGATAGGGTTTATCAGTCAAAAGCAAGCACAAAAAAGCTAGTAATCTACATATGGAATGATGCAGACCCACAAAATAACTATAATACAACCACCTTAACTGACACGACAGACGATGGAAGTGCTGTACCTATCGTAAGCGGTGAAACAACAGTTTATGTTGTGTCTAGTGAAAAATACTATATTTCAAAATTCACGGGAACCATAAGTTTTATAGACGAAGATCATGCTCAACCACAACATTTCGATGAAGTGACAGATTTTTCGCTGAGACACGACTATTATATTCCAACAGAATCAACCCTAAAATGGAAAGATTTAGGTGCTTCAAATAGAACAGCATCTGTAGCAAAAGCAATAAATAAAACTTCATCCAAAAACGCAACATCGTTTTGGCAAGAGTTTGAGACAAAAAATGTGAGTTCTTTTGTTTTGTATAATGTGAAAGCAGAAACTATAAAAATAGAAATAAGAAGAAAATCAGATGATGTAGAAATAGTAGCAGAAACGCAAAGCTCCATAATGTTGGACTTTACAAGTTTTAGAGAGTGGTTCGATTCATCATTGGAAGATCCAAAATACAATAAGAAAGTTATATTTACCCCAGATTTTTACTATTTAGGTGAAGTGATAGTTAAAATGACAGTCAATAATGTCGCTGAGTTGCCAGAGGTAGGAGAGATTTTAGTTGGAAGATTTGCGGATGGTGGAGTCTCGAAAGATGGAGTCCCTACACCAACTGAGACGGACTCTGAGATAATAAAACTTGACAGTGGAGAGATAGTCCTTGATGGAGAGGGTGACCCGACAAGAGTATGGAGAACTATGCAACTGGATATATTTATAGACACACCGAAGTATGACTTGTACTCAGAAGTAACGGCTAAAATAATAAATAGAAGAATACTAGCAATAGGGGAAAATACGGACGACCCAGTATTTCAATCTCTTGTTTTGTATGGTGCAGTAACGAGAGCAACTCCAACACTTACGTCAAATAGCACAAAATCAAATATACAAATAGATGTAAGAGAATTTACAGAAGGATAAAAAAATGGCAGAAGAGATACCAGTAATAACGACAACAGTAAGTCCTACAGAAGCAGGAAAAGAAATAGTGGTAGGTTCAAAAAATCAACCAGAAAACATACAGCATTTCGCATCAGAAGATGGGTTCCCTAAAAGGGCGGGGGAATTTAATGATGCAGTAGATGAAATTAATCATACAATAGGAAAAATGAATCCAGCAATAGAAGAAGTTAATGAAAATGCAATAAAGGCAGAAGATTCAGCAAATGTTGCATTGTCATCTGCTCATTACAAAGGACTATATTCGTCACTTGTGGGAGTATTAAATAAGCCTGCAAGTGCAAAGCATAAAAACAAAATATGGATACTAAATGTAAACTTGGCAGATGTGACAACTTCTGAACCATCAGAGGATAATGAAGATTGGGCTGAAAGTGGAGTGTCTGAAACGGATTTGATAAATTCAAGACATAATGCAAAAAAAAGTGACTTTAAAACTTCTCTTGATGGAGTAGCGAGTTTAAAAAAATATGGTTCTATACGATATAGAAATCTAATTAATCAGTCTGAAAGACCAGTAAGTGCAGGTAACTCAGGAGCCAAAGGTTTTCAAGGAGCGGTATATGACGGCAGATATGTGTATTATGTGCCAGATAATAATGGCGTACATCATGGTATAACAGCCATACTAGACACTACAGACAATTCAGTAACCTACATAGATTTATCATTAGGAAACTCAGGAGCCAAAGGTTTTCAAGGAGCGGTATATG